AATGAATGTAGTAAACATAGATGCAAATGTATCACCTACACTACCTTCACCAATCATTTGAATCATAGATAAACTTTTCTCAAAGTCTTCAAAGCTAGAGATAGCATTAAAGAATGTAGTAATAGATCTTGAATTAGTTTCTTTTGTTACTAATTCTGGATTAAGAAGTAAGAAGTTAATACATCTTGTATCAATACCTGCTTCTTCTGCCCATCTTGCCCATACATCTACATCAAACTTTAAGTTTGCAGTAATATATCTAGTCTTTTGAGCTGTGTCAATACTATTTACCATATAGTCACCATTGTCAGGATTAGCAGTTAACATAATGTGCCAATCTTTTGGTAATGACCATGAGATATAAGTTTGTCTATCAACCAACTCCATCACAGCTTGGATGAATCTAACATCTGCACGGTTCCAGTCATCAAGAAGAAGTATACCTCCATCTTTTTTATCTGCAATCCACTCAGGTGCACAGTAAGACATTCTGTTCTTACCTGTTACTTTCCAACCTTGTTTAAGATATTCATCAACTGCTAATTCATCTACCCACTGACCAACTTTCTTAGTCATTGTAGCATTTGCTACTTGTGCAGCTGCTGCAGCTTTTTGTGCTGTTGTATATTGAAGATCATCAATCTTCTTTGATACTTGTTTTTCTTTATACATCTGGAATTGACGTACAGGGAAACCAACTAAGTCACCAAGTTCTTCTATCTGTGCTAAGTTTAACTTAACAAAATTTAGATTATTTTCTTTAGCCAGTTCTATAACTGCTGAGGTCTTACCAATACCTGATTCACCTACTATTTCTACAGCAACTGGATTTTTTCCTTGCTCTTGTAAATATCTATTGTTATTGATAATGTGGTTAACAAAACCTTTTAACTCATCAATGTTTAAATTTACTTCTGCCATGTTTAATTAATTTAATTGTATTTTTAATCCTGGTAATTCTTCATTCACATCACAACGACTGCTATGTACCCATAAGGTATTCTTTGGACAGTTGTCTGGAGTATAAGCTTCACCATCTGTTAAATATATAAGAGATGTATAATATCCCTTTTCATTATAATGATCTATAACTGGTTGGAAGCTTGTGCCTCCTCTACCTTTAACTTCCCAATCTTTTCTTGGATTGAATTCTTCTACAGAATTTATTTGAGTATCACATTGAACAACTGTAATCTTGTGACCCGTCTTATGCATATGCACTAATTCACTCATAAACTCTTTTAGTTCATCATTAGATACTGATCCTGATGTATCAACACCTACACAAACATGATTTTTAAATTTAATTTTAAGACCTGGATTTGCATTGTATCTCTTATTATACTTACGTCTAAGTTTTTTAGTATAACTAATTGTAGAGTTACCAACAAATCTTCTTAAGAAAGCTTTCCAATTAAATTTTGGTGGTTCAATATTTGTAAGTCTTTCAATTAATCCTGCAAGTTCACCTGGTATAGTACCACGTCTTTTCTCAGTTGTCTCTGCAGTTTCTTTTAATTGATGTTCTATTTGTTTTTGAACAAGCTTCTTATCAGCTTCTGTTAAATCATCAAATTCATCCCATGTTTGGTGGTCATATTGACTATCACCATTCATTTCATCAAGTACATTATTTAATGCATCACAGCTACCTTCTTCTTTTGCTTCTTGTAGAAGTTTATAATATGTATCAGTACCTGCTTTCTTAGGTAAATCTAAATCAGAAAACGTTTCTAATGTTAAACCACCTTCTGGTAGATAATCATCTGCTATATATTGATTGATCTCAATATCTGCAGCAATATTAAATAATTTATGATCAGGATACTTATCTCTTAAGACAAGATGTCCAAATGATATGTGTAATACTTCATGTTTAATCAAACCTATTTGATGCTTATCATTTAAGCTATCAAAGAAATCTGGATTAATACTAAGCTTTACACCTATACCATGTTTAGATACACCTGCTGTAGGTATAGTTTTTATATAAGACTTATTAAGTCCAACAACAAAGAGCCCATAAAAAGGCTCCTTGAGAATTAATGTTTTTATACTTCTTGATACTTTTTCTTTTACGTCCATTTTATTTGTAAATCAATATCTTTTACTACAGTTTTCCAACTTCCTACTTTTATATAACCAAATAAATGTTCTTTGACTGAGTCTTCTATAACTTTTTTCTCCCAATTTTTTAAAGGTAGATTAAACTTTTTAATACTATCTAGTAAGTTAGGCCATGTTAAGCTCTCATCATCTATTGTAGTATTATTTAAATGTGGACTTTTAACATTATCTAGAAATAAACTTCTATCAGAACCTGATAAGTGTTTTACTATTAAAAAATAATGTAAAGCACTTATGTTCATATTTCTTACAGTTTCATAACCTAGTTCTCTATCCTCTTCATTTGAAGCTAATAAAGTAATTACATTATAAAATGTCTCTGAATTTAATTTTACTTTTGACATTTAGTCTTCTATTTTTAAGGTTTTTAACATCCAGATTGGTTTAACTTTTTCTTTTTCAGCAACAAGCCATTCTTTTGCTGTAGGAATATAATTATTACAATCTTCTTTAACATGTTGTTCTCCAACATATCTTGTATATACTGTTTTACCGTCTGAGTTTTGAAAACTTTTACCAAACCTTTCTTCACATTCAAATATTCCTTCACTGTGATGTCTAAACATTCTGTGAAAAGAATTACCTAACCATGATTTAGTTGCATCAAACCAATCATGTATGTGAATATAATCTTCAGGTTTACCTCCCCATTTTTTAACAGAGGATTTTGCATGAAGCAATGGATGTGCCATTATATATTCATAGAACTATGATAGTCATAATCTTCACATACACGTTGTGTATGAGCTATATTTATTTTAAGATCATTAATATCTAAACTAAGATAACCATAGCCACCTTCATTGTTAACCCAATCCCAATCAACAGTATTAGATATTTTTGAATATAAATATTCTTCTAAATTATCTGTTAATTTATTAAATGCAAGGTTCTCTTCATTTTCTTTAAAGATTATATCTCTATTGTTATTATCATGATCTTTAAACTCAACATCGTGTATCATACCGTCATCACCACCACCATCATAGTGTACATAAATTTTTTGTACATTATTATCTTTTAGTATAGATAATAGTTGTATTAGTTTTTCTGTTTTATACATAGGTTATTCTTAAATATATATTCATTTAATATCTCAATAATTACCCCAGGATTTTGTTTATCATATTCATATTGTTCTAATACTGGTATAATAAAAGATGCGTTATCATCTTCTATCCAACCATGTTTAGTCATTTCATCTTGAACAGTTTGTAAAGGATTTACATAATCAAACTTATGCCGTGTACCTCTAATAAATTTAAAAGATATATACACAGGAGCTTGATATTTATCAAACTCTTTTACAAAACTAGATGCAAATTTCTTGTAGTAAGTCTCTGTATCAGATCTATATTTCATTGTAGCTTTACTAGCTATAAAATATTTACCTGTCCATCTTCTACTATTTTTTGAACTTGGAACATTTCCTGGGATAAACCACTTCATAATACTTCTCTTAATCTATTTACTAATCTATCAAACACTTTATCTACAGAGTGTATCTTAACTGCATCTGATAAATCTTTTTCTATATCTAAATATGTACCCTGTATTCCATACAAAGATAAATATTTTTCTATAGCAGCATGTCCTGCTTTATCATTATCAAATAAAGTTATAATAGATTTGTACTTAGATTTAAGTAGCTGTATTATATGTGGTTTTATTATAGTGTTCTCACTATCAGGTGCAATTGCTTCTATATTAAAGTTAAAACTTCTTAGACACATTACATCTTTTAATGATGAACAAATAACTAATGTAGGTTTATTATATTTTAATTGGTCTAAACCTTGTATATTACTACCAATTTTTATGAACTTATATTTATCTTGTTCTGGATGATATATTTTATTTAGTTCATTATGCTTAGTATAATAACCATAAGTTCTTTTTTTATTTATAGTTATTTTATCAGTTATCTCACCAATAGATTCTCTAATCATAGTATAATATTCTAATGGACGAACATTATACTCATCAAGTAAAGATGTACCAATGTTATAAGGTAACCAATAATCAGCATCTTCTTTTAACCATCCTCTTCTCTTTGCAAAATCAACTTTATATTTTGCAACAGGTTTTATGTCAATAGGTTTAATACTACCATTCTTTAAAACAAAAGAATTATAATCTTCTATTACCATAAATAGTGCTTGCTTGTAATCTATACCATTCATATCTTTTACTAAGTCAACACCACTACCTTGGTTTCCTGTAGAAAAGTCTTTGTATTTATATTGATTCGTTAGAGAATCAAAATATATAAACATACTTGGTGTTCTTTCTGTAGGATTAAATACAGATTTTATTTTAAGATCTTGACCTGATAATCTTTCAGGTAAACTTAAATAATATTCAAACACCCATCTGGAGTCTATATCATTTTTTTCTTTTGCAAAATTCTTTGTTGAAAGCATTTGAATAGAGATTAAAAAGAGCAGGCACAATTACCTGCTCTCTTTAAAAATACAAAAATTTAATTATAGCTCAAAGTCAGAGCTTGCTGTAGCCTTTGTTGGCTCAAAAGAATTTACTGATGTATCAGTTTTCTTTTGTACAGGACGTACATGAGTATCTCTATCAAACTTGATAACTCTACTATTTTCTACATCCTTTGCCTCAACAGGTACTCCATCTTTAGAAAGCTTAGGTAAATACAAATCATTGTTAATATAACCTTCTTTGTTTTCCCACTCTCTACTTGCTAGACAAACATTAACAAAGTCTGAACCTGAACCATTATTAGTAAATAGATTATTACATTTTACCATAAAGTCTTCAATAGTTGCTGCTTCAATAGCATCTAACTCCTCTCTTTTGTTTAATACTTCACCTAGAAATATCATTGCTTTTAAGATCTCTTGATCTCTGCTGATTTCTCTACCACTTGCAAGTGTAGTATCTTTGTAAGGATATTGAGAATATCTTACACGTCCTACTTGACCTTCATATCTACCTTTAGACTGATCTTGCATGTCTTTATAGAAACCTTCAAAGTCTCCACCAACTGGTTCTGTTTCTACATTCAATGTAATATTAAATGCTTCCTTATCATATGGTGTTTGATCTAGACTAATATTATTAATCTTTACTGTATTATTACCTGGTCCTAAAATTGGTCTTGCTTTACCACCACCAACTGTCATGTCTTTCGTACTTAACATACTTTCTTCTTTTTAATTAATAAAATTATTCATAATCTTTAATACAATCTTTTACAAATTGTAAATCATTGGGTATAAAGGATTCTTTAAACATATCCATTGGTGATTTACATGTGTTTTCACCATTGTTAACTGTATCAAATCCATATTCTAAACTGTCTTCAGTCTTTTTAACTCTACCAAATAATACTATAGAGAAAAGACCCTCCAAAGTTAAAGTATTATCTATCATTTTCCCAATAGTTTTAGCTTTAACTTTCCTGTGTCCATTTACATCTGTTGTTTCTTCTGAGTGAGTCAAGAAAAATACATATAAATCATCTCTTAAATCTTTAGGCATCTTAGCAACTTGTGCTAAACTTGCTGCAATCTGAGTAAATTTATCATAACCTTTTTCTGATGCTCTATCAAAATACTCAAAGCTAGACATATACTGCCAATCATCAATAATTAAATTAGTGACGTGTGGCATCTTATCATTAACATGTTGTATTGCTTTTATAATACCAGCAGCTGAAGAAGCTGAAGTCATATTACCTTTAGGATTATCTTTACTAATATTAGTATAGTTTTTTTTCCATCCTTTGAAAGGTAATGGTTTGTTTGCTATATTTATTATAAAAGTTTCTTTTGGGTCTAGGTTTCTCATACTAGTTGATTTACCTGTACCTGAGTCTGCAATAATTAATACTGATTGTGCCATAGTTATTTGATTCTATTATTTAATACTGTATATATACCAGTTAATGCTTTCTCAATACCTTTAAGAACATCTATCAAGTCTCTATCTTCAGGACTAGGTAGTTCATAATTAGATAACTCTTGAATTTTTTCTTCAATATTATTTCTAGAGTTAATATCATTAATAACTTTTAGTTCACTAACAGGTATGATATGTCTTTCAAAACCAGCATTACTTGTTATAAGCTCATACTCCTCTTCCCAATGTGGATTAAATTTAAGTAAGTATAAAGTTCTTTTAGGATCTTCACTTACATAATCAATACTTACAAACTCTGTATAAATATCTGCATTTTTATTCATCTCACTTGGAAAGAAACCAATATGAAGTTCATCTTTACCAGATGGTCTATATGCCATCTTAGGAATGTATAATGCATTAGGACTATCTATACTTTTAAAATAGTCTTCATGCTCTTTTCTAAGTTCTGCAACAACACTCTTGCGTTCTTCAGGACTTAAACCTTTTTTTCTTTTACTTGTGCTAATCATCTCTTAGGTTGTTGAGGTGGTGTATTCATTTCTTTTATTTCCATTTTTTCAAAATGTGCTTCAAAGAAACTCATACGTGCATCACCGTTTCTAGCTTTTAGAAAATGTAATACTAATGTTCTATCATCTTTGATTACATATCTATCTGGACCATACAATCTTATCTTCTGTTTGGCTGGTCTGTTAATACCAATCAGTGTATCAGCATGTTGTAACATTGCATCTGAACCAAATATATCTGATTCAAGTACATAGTTACCATACTTACCATCTATTGCTCTATCAGGATTATCTATATTCCTGTTAAGTTGAGACAATGCTATAAATAAACAAGGATACTCACGTTTTACTTGTGTAAAAAATTCACCTAACTCAAACAACATATCTAATCTATTGTTCTGATAAGGTGCACGTTTTACTAGTATTGTGTGATCAAGAGTAATAATAGTCTTCTCACCTTTATGCTCAGTCATATAAGCATCAACTTGCTCACGCATTTGATTAACTGTCATAGGTGTAGATACAATATCTACTGGATACTTAACTCTATCTTTTGCATACAAATGACATTTATTAAATACTTCACTAGATAGTTTACTACCTGCACTACATAGTTCCTTATAAGTTTTACCTGTAATAGAACTAAACTCTCTGATAGCTGATGTTCTACCAACCATTTCAAATTGAAATTCTAATACTCTAAACTTATCATGTGGATTTAAAACAAATGATTCTCTTATTATCTGATCTTTAATAAGTGTTTTACCTGAACCAGGTCTACCACCAATAACAGTAAGAGTATTCCATTCTAATCCATCCGTAACTGCATCATTAAATTTTGCCCACGGTGTATATATAGACTTTTCTTTACCAGATTGTCTATCAAGCATATATTTAAGAGCTTCATTAAATGCTTTATATTGTCCATCCCATGCTTTTGTCATACAACTTTTTCTTTAAAATGATTATCAGTTATTTCTGATACTCCATCTATGATCATATCACAATAATCTGCAAGTGTAGATGTTTTAACTTTATGTTTATCTTGTTTAGCTATAAAGTATTGACTTGTCATCATATAGTTAAAGTCATTCTCTTCATATTGATTAACATACATCTTAGTAGCTTTTATTATAGTATCCCAATCATGTGAATACTCTTCAAAGAACCATCTAAAATTTGTTTCAAGTGATCTAACATTTACTCTTGCAGGTTTGCCACTAGGTAATTTACCTGCAGGAAATATATTTCTATACTCATTTATTTTATCAAGAAAATCTTTACCCATTAATTGAATATTAGTTTTCTTTTTTGCTTTAACAAAATAGTTATCATACTTACGTAAGATCATCTTACCTTGTGTAGTAATAGAGAAGCTTCCTTCTTCACCTTCAACTAGATTATTATCTTGCAAGCCTTTTAGTTCAAGCCAGTTATTAATCTGTTGAGTTGATACTTTATTTTTCAAACAATACAGCAGAAGCAATTGATTTGGAGTCAACTTGTCCTTCAGTATCTTTTGCATTAATTCCCACATACTTGTAGTATTCTTTTAATAAATTATTATATACAAATAGACATTGCCTATCATTAATAGATAATAAATCTTCTATATTTCTAGTATTATAGATTATAGTTGCATGATTTTGATTTAACTCTCTTGCAATTTCTGATTTACTATATCTATTCATCCAAGCAATGTATGAAAATACTTGCTTCCATATAACAAACTCATGCTGTCTATGTTTACCTTTAAGACCTTTCTTATATTTTTTTCTAAAGTCAGGATGTTCTCTAAACATAACATCTTCAGCTAATTTTCTCATAAAGTTAAGACCAAGTATAACTTTATCTTCTATCACTGAAATATCTTCTAGTTCAACTTCAATGGTCTTATTATGTTTGTTATAGAATGCTTTTTTAAACCTCTGAATATCAGTGGTCATTTCTAAAATATTGTTTTGCATTTTTTAAAATATTTAGCTTACAAAGATATGAAATTTTAGTATATTATATATGTATATATTTAACTATCTTTGTAAAAATTACTAGTATGTCTGATAAAAAAACCAAAGAAATAGAATCTGATTTTGAATCTCATATTACAGCAGAAGATATTAATCTTGCTAATGAACTAAGAGATAAATTACCTGACGATACATTTGTTGCTATACCAAGTAAAGCATTAATACATTTAGCTTTTGAAGGTAATTTTATGCACAATTTGCAGAATACCTTAAACTATTTATTATCTACAGTCTCTGAAGAAGAATTATTTGAATCTTTAATAAAAGTTAAATCTAATTTTAAAGATACTCCTACTGATAAAATAACTCCATTTGATGAAGCTATATGGACTGTATCAATGTTAATAAATGAATTCAATTATCAAGCAGCTAAACAAAAGAAAACTGCTGTATATGATAAAGAAGAATATAATAGCTGGATAGCTGGTAAATTACAAAATGATGTTCATCCACTTAGTGGTGAAGAACTACAAAAAAGAATAGATAAGGATGCTAACGAAGATTAGCACCCACAAAATCACCCATATCTATAATAGTTTGTATAACAGAAGACATTTCTTGAATATCACAATCACCAAATGATTTACAATATTCTTGACCATCTCTATTAAAACACAATCCTGCTTTTCTTTTTACTTGTAATTTAGTTTCTTGAAAGCTATAACCAATCTCTGCTGCTAGTTCACGTATCATTACATGCACTCTTGCAATCTGAGCATTGCTTGCTTTCTTTCCAACTATATTAATAAATACTTCTACTTTAGTACCTTCAGGTAATTCTTTTACAAAGTTATCATAAAGTTTACCTTTGGCTTTTATACTGTGATTAAGTTCATCACCATCTTTAACCATTTGTGAAAAGAAATATCCTTTTGGCATATCAATCTGTTAATGGATTATAATAATGTATCTTATCTTGATCAAATGTTGATAATGCAGACTTAACCCACTTAGCATCTACTGTATTTTTGTAACACAATATATGACATATTGCTGTTTCATTAGGATTTAATCTAAGTAATCTACCAATACGCTGTGATGTTTTTCTTTCATTACCATATGCATGCATTATAATACCTTGTTTTAAGTTAGGTATTGTAACACCTTCATTAAGTTGTAACACACAAGATAACTGTGATATTCTACCATCACTAAATAACTCCAAGTTATGTTCAGACTGCTTATTTTTAGAGTGATAACTATATTTACATAATCTATCAGCTTGCTTTTGTGTATTAGCAAAAATAACTACTTGATCAGATATATTTTGTAACACACCTTTAACATAACTTTCTTTAGTAGGATACTCCATCATTGCTTTCATTCTCATTACTGCAGAAAACTGTTTTTGCTTTTGTGTTTGTGCATCTTCCAGTCTTTGACTAAAGTATTGATAATCTTTTAACTCAGATGTGTACCAATGTCCACCATTTTTGTTATTCTTTTTTACTGTCTGTAGCTTATTTAGTTGTAACTCATGAACAATAATTTTATAATCATTTAATATATTATTGTCCGTTGCTTGATCAACACTAAACTTATATACTATAGGACAGTATTTCTGTACCATTCTATACTTTTCTGATCCATGTCTCTTTGGTGGTGTACCAGTTAGACCAAGGATCTTACCATTATAAGTAGATAGAAATGGTTCATGTGATAGTAACAAACTATGACACTCATCTAAATAAACAATATCATATTCATTTGGATTATGTTTATTTAAAGATAGATAAGTTGTAAATGTTAAATGTTCTTTTAATGTTACTAAGTTAGTTTTATCTAACTCTTCCATCCAAGAATCTTTGACAGATAGTTTTGGTATTACTACTAATGCTTTTATAAATGGATTAAAGTTACTCTTCAAATGGTTGATTGCTATTCTAGTTTTACCAACACCCATTGATATACCTAATCCACATCTTTTTTTATCTGATATAACTTCTAGAGCTTTAGTCTGTACTTGTTCCCTGTTCATTAGAAAGTTTTTTTATTTCTTCTTGTAAATATTTTATAGTCCCCCAGAACTCTACACATACTTCTATCATATCTCTTCCAGTCAATTGACGTAAATCTTCATACATTTCATGTGTTGTATATTCACTTAATTTTTTATAACCTCTTAATTTAAGATTAGGCATAGTTAATTTATGACGTACTTCATTACTTCTAACTACGCGTTGACTTTCTGGTGGTAATTTTTCAAAGTCTTTTTTATTTTGTTCTGACCAATATTCTCCTTTTTTAAATGCATCTATCATTTTAATTCCTCTTTAGTAATATTATTTTCTTTTATTATTTTTCTAAGCATATATTTAAGCTTACTTGATTTTGGTTGAGGTTTATCAAACATATCATGTAATAAGTGACTATATTCTTTTCTATTTGACATAGTTTGTATAGTCCCCATAAGATTTTTACAAGTTTCAATTGCTCTTTCTCTATCTGTCATGTCTACTTATAGTAAAATTTAATTCTATTGATTCTTCAGGATGTAACTCTATCCAATCATGACACTTTCTACAACAAGATAGCCACGTGGAAGTATCATTTAAATACTTTCCACGTCCTAACTTGTGATGTATATCTGTTGATTTTAATGTACATCCAGGCATTCTTGCTTGACAATTAGGTTTATCCCACAAAAATTCTTTTCTTAACTTAGAATATTTTGCATTTGCCTTTGCAAGTTTTTTAGATTGACTTTTCATTTAATGTCAAAAAAGTTTTTAGGTAGTAATCCTACACTTATAAACTTTATAATTAGATCTTCATATTTAATATTCAAATCTTTTAAGTTTAATTTATTAATATATGTAGGTTCACAATCAGTATCTGGATAATTTTCTAGTAAATTTTTAGCAAAAGTGCTGTGTGTAAATATACTAAAAATAATATTTGCTTTTCTATTACAAATACGTTGTTTCATAAAGTTGATTGTATCTTGTCCACGCTTCCAGACTTTAATTATTCTTTTTCTTTTTGCATTATGCATGCTATCAATCTCTTCTTTCTTATACATCTTAAGACCATGTAACACTCTTTTAAATAAGAAATGTTGTTGTGGATTTAATTTTGTATATTCAAATCTTAATGGTATTGTGTGAGCATTATTCTCATAATCTTCTAAAATACACAGTGTATTTAATCTTTGTCTAATGAAATTTTCTTTCAGGTTGTTGTATTGAATTGTATTAAGCATTTTTTAGGTGTATTAAAAGTGAAAAAAAAGGGATAGTAAATTAATACTACCCCTCTAACAATGAAAAATTAACTAGCTATCTTTTATAGCTCAAAAGTAGCATCTTCTACCTCTTCTTCTATTTCATCAGTAACAACATCTTCTACTTCTTCAGTATCTTCTGACATTACTTCTTCAATAGAGTCTTCTAAATCAACTTGTTTAGATTTAACTTCTTCTGCTTTATCAAGCAATTCATCTATTTTAGCATTTGTTGGTGCAGCATTAGCTTCTCTAATTGCATCACCATTATCATGTGCTATCAATTCATCTTCTTGTAATCCAGATGCATCATAGAAAGTCTTTCTATAAATTGGTTCACCATGAATACAACATACAATACCAGTTTCACCAGCAACTTTAAGATCTCTATCTGGATCTTCTTCATTAAATGGTGTAGTTGATTCTTTTACTACAATATTACCAGGTAACTCAGTTACCTCATTTAAACCTACTTCTTGTAGATCTTCTACAGTACCATGTATAAGTGTACTTACATTTGATTTTTTAACCCAACCTGTAGCTGAAAATCCAACTTTAGTTTGAGATACTCTGATGTGACCATACTCCACATTGTTTTTGGACACACGGATGTTGTTACCTAGCTCATCTTGAACTACAGTAACAGAACTGTTCTTCTTTTGCATTTTTTGAAGTTTAAAGAAAAATTAATAAAAAAGTTTTAAAGGTCATCCCTATGAAATGTACTATCAGATAGTTTTTCAATGGAATCTATTTGATCTAGATCTAGTTCAATATCATCATCTGTTAATGTTACACCTTCTTCTTTAAAATTTCCTGAGAAACTTTTATAAAAAGGATCATTTATCTCCATAGTATACTGATTACCTAGACCTACAAGTTCTTGTAATTCTATATCAGTGAGCTCAAGGTATTGCTCTAAAGAAATTTCTATGGTTCTACCATTTGGCAGCTGATAAATCATTGTTCAGTGTTTTAACAAATATATTAAAATATGAACCTGTATCTAGTAATTATATATAAGCTACATTAACTTTTTAACAGATATATAGCTAAGTGTTTATAAAATTTTGTATTTTCTACCTATTTTTTGTATGTATTTACGCTGTTTTAACTCTTTTATTTTCCTATCAACTGTGCTTGTACTAACATTTGCAGTATTAGCAATGGTATTTATTGAAGGAAAACAAAGTCTATTCTTATTTGCATAGGTACAAAGGATACTATATATACCTTTTGCTTGGATAGATAGTTCAGGATCATCAATAACTATCTTATTAACAATCCCAAATTTTTCTATCTTATCAGCCATAAAGTACTTTAGTAAGTAATATCATAACTGACGCTAACCAAAACAAATAACATATTAATAGTAATATGATAAACCTAAGCCTCTTCACGTACATTATATTTTTCTGTAGAAAAGTATTCATCTAATCTTTTTTTATAGTTATGTGCTGATACAAACTCACTTGCATCTATTCTTGCTGATCCTGTAGTAACATTACCTTTATCATCTGGATAAATAACTTCAATAGTAAATCTATCTGCCCACTTATCAAAGTCACCATAACCAGCAGAATCTTTTATCATACCAAACAATATATAACCTTCTGGAGTAAACTTACATAAGTTTGCTTCTAATAGTTTATCAAAAGACTTATTTTTTATTAAATCTTTAATTTGATATGATTCAGTAGATCTAACTCCAACAAAGTCACCAATCTTATAAGTCTGAGGTTCTTCATTCATAGTTAATATCTCTACAAGCTTGCTAATCTTATCACTAGTAAGTGAATTAACAATTAAATCAACAGCATATCTAGATTGAGAAGAATCAATATATGCATTTATAAGCTTGGCAGCAGTCTTTTTTGTAATCTCTATTGCCATTATATTATATTTTTAGATAATAAGTTTAGGGCTGAGGGTTGGTTAACGCAACCGTTTTCTCCTCAATTAAGTTGGTATTGCCACGTCTGGTCTTACACCATTCAACACCCTTTTTAAATTTTGAGTGAGGAGTAAACTTAATTACCCCTCACTATTCACACAATCAACCCCATACCATATGTAACTATACATATGATATGTAAGTATTATACTATGGTACTGTTAGTACCTCATGTATGCTGTTATTCTGCTTCAAGCAGCTCTACAGGATTCACATATTGCCAAGGAATACATATATCAGTAGTTCCTTCATCAATATACAAAGCTCTTTCTTGTATTGCATATCTAATCCAATCAAGATTTAGGTGCTTTAACTTAAATCTAAAGTCTTTACCTATAGATCTTGTAGTTTTAATATCAGTTACACAGTCCCAACTAGTTCTAACTTCATCAGAATTATTGTCCATGCTTACAAACATTAGACCATTATCCCAAACATCAACTTTGGTTTTTATACCTGATCCTACATTAGGCACTACAATACTTAAATTATAACTATAACTCAAGTTATGATCTCCATGTAATCTCTTAATCTTAGCAGAATAATACTCATCTGCTTCAATTAAATCATTTATATCTTTGAATCTTTGTTCAAGATATTTAGTATTTACATAATCTATAGCAGTTCTTTGCTTAACAAGCTTGGTATTTAAGTTAAGAGTGTCAATTGACCATGCACCTCCAACAAAATTTCTAGAGAATACAATTTCATTGTTATCTTGTAATACTGTATACTCAGTATCTTTATAACTTTTCTTCTTTGATTTTAATATTGTTTTCATCTTACCTACCTTGTCCGTTATAACGTTTCTTATACTGTTTTCCACCTTTGGTTCTACTCTTGTTCTTAGAGTGTATACCTTTTCTTTTTCTTTTACCTTCAGCTCTATACTGAAATCCTACGTTTTTTGCCATTTGACTTTTGAATTTAATTAAACATTGTTATACCACTCTGTATTTACACGGGCTTGTGACCGTCCTTGGCTACATTAGTAAAGCAGTTTATCTTCTTGCTTAGGAATACACTTGTATTATTCATCTTTGCTTTCTTTTAAAGCATCTTCAAGTTTTTGAAGTATAAGTTTCTTTTCTTCTTGCCATTCTTCATAACATTGTTGACATGTATGTACTTCATCACACGCACATGTTAGCTCAGGACTTATACTATATAAATCCCAAGCATCTTGTGCTTCCTCAAATAACATGATTACCCTCCTCTAGTTCTGAGTGTAATACAATATCATCTACTACAATTTCTAACTGTGGAAATATAACCTGCAAATTTTTAGAAACTGATTTACAAAGATTAGTATTATTTTCCATTATATACACTACTCTTTTAACTTTACAGACATCACCTTTCTGATAGTCTATTTTATATAAAGTCTTTTGACTTTTTAAGTATGCTGTAACAGCTGCTATAACCATACTTGTAACTTCTTGGTCTTCTATATCTAAATAGACACCATACATTTTTGTTATTTTACTCATGATCTTTTTTCCTCTGTTAGAAAATTAATATAATGTTTCAATGTATTATTATATATCCAGTCAAGCTTCTCATTCATGTACTCAAAGTGACTAATATTATATCTCTCACCTGTTGCGGTGCATTCAGGTTTATCAATCTCACCATAGAAGAACTGGGCATCATACTTAATACCTCTTATAAGGTCAAGTAAATCTACCATATCTCCATTATAAATATTTAATGCTTGTAGAGCAGCATCATTACCTTCTATATCTCTATTAATATTAAAGTAATGTTTGATTTTATCTCTCTCCTCATCTATTGCACTATTGAAAGTGTTCATGAGTGTAAGCAATGCTTCATATGTAACATTAGCTTGTGCACGTATAAATTCTATTTTTGCTTTCATAATACTATTCTTCAGAGTTACTATTAACACTATTCCAAGAGTTTAAAAGGCTATTTGCATATGCAGTATCCTCAACTACTATAGGTGTTGTACAATAGTTTATTTTATCTTTTACCCACATAACAATCTCATACTTATCTTCATACTTGTTATATGTTCTTTCTATGTTTACTATTTTCATGTCATTTTAGATTTATGTGGACCTAAAGAATAATATCTACAAAGTTCTGAAGTATTATCTCTATACGTTAAGAACTCAAATAAACTCATGTCTGCTTCTTCTTTACAGATGTTATTTAGCTTATCAAATATTCTTTTGATGCTGTTCCAATCATTATTTAATTGAGCCTTTTTTAATTCTTTTTGAATGCTAGTCATAGCTATATTATATTTTAGGTGATTGTGAAGGTTAGTATGTGGAACAATGTGGTAATAAGTGGGAATATGGACCTATCACACACACTGTAACACACACAACTATTTAAAATTAATTACAAGTATTTATAACTTTTGTGACACATTACAGCAAAAAGCTAGTAACATGTGACCTAACGCGTAACATTGTGTGACAATACCTACGCATTTAGAAAAATTAGGTGTGCATTGTTACATACACACCTTAGAGTATTACTCTACCCAGAAGAGATTGTCAGATGGCACACCTTCAATCTCTACCTTCTCATCAGACAGTTTAAAACCATCAACTTGTTGACCTGGTTTTAATACTTTCTTGAGCTCTGCTGTTTTACCATTAGTTGGACAAAACCCAAATTTGACATTTGGCGTTTGTTTACTAATAGTAATACTTACAGCATTGTCACCAGTACCTACTGTCTTGGTTATTTTTTCACCTATCTTTTCACTTGAAAAGACCATACCTTTACCTGTTTGGGTAAATTTTACAAAGTACAACATAATTTTTATTTTAGATTTATAAATTTTGTATTAGCTTGCACAACCCTAGGGGGGTAGACACAAACCATTTTTGATCTGGGGAGCAGATAATAGATACCTCCACCCAACCCTATATATACAAAATTTCTAATACCCAGGGGGGACAAGTTTGATTTAGTTTGCTTGGGGGTCTGGTCAAATTTGAGTATATTGTTTTATAAGCAAGAGTTTGATTGATGAGAAAGTTGAAAAAAAAGCAAAATGCAGGTGAATCTTCTGCAGTACCTTTTGATGAGATTATGTCAAGAGTTGATGACTTTTACAAAAGGTATGTAACTAGTGATAACTATAAACGGCTAATAGAAGAAGGTAATTATCCTATTGATCCTAAACGTGGTTTGTATAGACAATATATAGCCAATGAACGTGAAGGTTTTAGTCGTGGTCCAGGATTACAAGTAGATATGGGACCTTATGGTGTAGCTGCAGCATTTGCAGGTCATAGTATGGTTGATAGAACAGATAAAGGATTTTTTGATTCTATGTTTGATCCAGGTATGAGCTTACTTAGTTTTTTATCAGATTATGAACCAAGTGATAGAAGTATCAGATTTGATCCTACAGTTGCAGATGCAGAAAATAATCCAACACTTCAAGAAGCAATACTAGCACATGAATATGGTCATATGTTAAATATTCAAGATATGAGTATTGATGACTTCTATACTTATACTCATGATATGCACGGTATGTATATGCCAAAGAGCATTCAAAATGAATTAGCCTCTAGATCAAAAGTAGGTACAGATAAATACAATAAAAATTTAGATGAAGCAGTAGAAAAAAGATGGCAAGAACAAACTAATCCAAATAGAGAAGGTTATAATAGTTTTGTTGCTGTTGTGGAAGATATGGGTTATAATTCTCTTGAAGATGCTAAAGAAGACTGGATAAATAAAGAAAGACAAGCAATACTAGCACATGATCGTAGTCCCCATGAAAGACGTTCTGATGTAATGGCCTTAAGATATTTAGCAGATAAATTTAATATTTATAAAGCAGAAGATACAAGACCATTTACTATGGATGATCTAAATAAACTTTTAGAGCAAGAGGGAGTCTTTAATCAAAAAGGTAAAGATGAAAAAGGATTTTCAGTTGCTGATAGAATGTTACAATTATTTAACAAAGAAGACATAGTATGGCAAATGAACAATGTTGCATTTGATCCAGAGATTGCAGATGATTTACCTGAAGGTAGTATGAGAGCTCAGGATGGTAGAGAAACACCAAAGATAACTGTACCACAACAATCTAATCTTACACCAGAAGAACAGCTTAGGTTTGATGAATATATAAATCAACTTGAAAGGGATGCAACACAAAGATATTTTGATAAAGCTATAGAAAGTAGTGAAATACTTCCAGATGGTACAATTAATCCTGATATGCCTGCGGGAGCAGAACTTAGTATGTCACCTATAGATTTTCTTCTTGGTGCTAGAACTTTTTCTCCAAACTTATTTAGTAAAGCAGGAGCATTAGATCTAGCTATTAATCCTTTTATAGGTTTTAGAAGTACTGGTAAACTAGCGTTACAAGATGAAATGTTATTTCAACAATTAAAAAAAATTAATGAGATAGGAGAAGCAGACATGGCTGTAAAAGCTGGTTATCAATTTAATAGAGCAAAAAGACTAGGTGTTCCACAATCTGATAAAGAACTTGTAAAATTAATTGAAGAAGATCCTAAAAAAGCTCAAACATTTATTGATAACTGGAATACAACATATGGTCATTATAGTCCTAATAGAAAATATATTGATGGAGAAATTAAAGTATTACCTGGAGGAAAAACTGATGCAGTTTCTAGTAAAGTTAATTTTCTAGATAATGTTAAACTTAATGTTGCAAAAGATGCTGAATCTGGTTTAGATTATTTTCATGCAAGATCTAGATTGCCTGGTGTAGAAGCAGAAAATATACAAAGTTATGTTAACAAATTAGGAGATGATGGAACAACAACTTTATATAGATATGGTGATTCACCATTTAATTATGGAGATAAAACATCAGGATGGTTTTCAGCAGATCCATTTGATCCTTTAAGATATGCAGACTATAGAAGTGATCTATTAAACTATAAAGGAAATGTATACAAAATAGATATAGATAATAAATTTCTTAATGAAATATATAGAGGTGGTCCACAACAAGGAAGCAAGTTTCGTGCAGGAACAAGTTTTAAAGAGTTTGATGTTCCAGATGGATTAATTTATTTAAGTAATGTAGAAGAAATTGGTAATTTATCAGATTATAAAAAATATTTAAAAACTTTAAAACAGAATGGTGGATCTTTACCTACATTCCAAGGTACTGATGGTTCAAATGAAGTAACCACAGAAAATGTAACAGCAGATAACTTAAAACAAACTATTGAATCAGGTAATTTTGATATTAGTCAAGAACAAAAAGAATTAGAAACACATTACAGAAGTGCACCTGAAAGAGAAAGATTAAGAAAAGAACATTTAAATGCTACAGGTGAAACTTTAACTGACACGCAGTTAGATGATATTGTAAACAAAAATGTTGAACTAATATATAGCACTGGATCTAAAGTGAAAGGAAGCACACAACAAGCACCTGGTTTTACTTATGATCCAAATGTTGCTGGAGTTCTAGCTTTTGTTAATTATCAAGAAGGTACTTTTCCATTACAACTTAATGATCCAGATAAACAAACAGGTGTATATTTAAATCCTGATACACCAAAAGATCCATTAGGTTTATCATATACACAGCTTCCATATTATAACATTGATGGAGATGTAATTAAACCTAAAGAAACATTATTAAAAGGAACTATCACACATGAATTAGATCATTTATCTAATAACATGGGTATAATGGGTTCAGGGAAATATAGTCCAAATTATCAACAGTTTAAAGATTATTATAATACATTCTTTACAAATGCTAGTAAAGAAAATCCATATAGTCCAGATTATGAGGGAGATAAAGCTGAGACTGAGTATTATACAATGCCTCAAGAAGTTAAATCCTATAAACGTAATTTAGAATCTGCATTACAAGATGCGGGTATATGGAATCCAGAAGAAGGTGAATTTACTCAAGAACATTTAAACTTATTAAATGAAAGAGGATTTGAAATGCCTGATGCACCATTATTAGAAGCAATTAATCCTTCTACAGAAATACCTAAAAAAGATGAGAATCCTTATACTTTTGGAGATTCAAATATTTCATATTTAGATAGAATAAATGAATTTTTAGTTGGAACTAATCCTGAACAACAAGCTATAGATAGAGTTAGAAATAAATTAGGATCTAATCCAAGAACACAAAAAAAAGTAAAAGAGTGGTTAAGTAATGAACCAGTACAAGATATAAATGCAGAAATTGCTTATAAGTTATTTGGATCTAAAGGAACTAAAGATATAAATCCTTATAATGCAATGCAAAAGTTAGGTGAGTCAAATAATTATAATGCTGGAGCATATGAAGATTGGTTAGCTGAAAGAGGTATAACTAAAAGATCAGAAGAAGAACTTGCAGAATTAAAACGAAATCAACCAAATAAATATCATTCACCTTATAGTGATGAAATGTATGATAAATTTGTAAATGAAGTATTTCCTACAATAGATAGAAATGCATATGTTAATTATGATAAAGAAAGAGATGAATGGAATGATAGTGCACCAAAAGGATTTGGTAATACTCCAGACACTGCGTTATCAACATTTATGCAAAAAATAGGAAGTAAAACAATAAAACAAAGAAATAAATTTTTAAAAAGATTTAATAAAGATAATGATACTGATTATAAAACTTTTTATGAATTAGCAAACAAGGAAGGGTATACAGCACATAGTAGAGATAATCTTCCTGATGAGCGTAATCCTGGGTTAATTACTGAAATTCAAAATGACTTCATGAATGTAACTAGAAAAAAATTTACAGGTATTAATTCTAATAGAAACTATGATCCAGCAGCTTTTATATCAGATCAAAAAAATATAGCTAGATTAATACCAGGTAATACACACTTTAATAATCAAGATATATCTGAAAATGCTAGTTATGATGATGGTAAAAGTTTACAATTTTTAGAAGAACAAGGATTTAATTTAAATCCTAATAAATTAAGAGAAGATGCTTTTAATAATTTACCTGAATATCAAAGAAAAGCTTTAGAATGGTTTGCAAATATAGGTGAAGATGGTAATATTGTTCCTAGAGAACTAAATAGTGCTACAATACGTAAGTCTAAATTTAAAGATAATTATATAGACCTTGGGGATGATGCAGCACCAGATTATATAATAAGCAGTATAAGTCATGCTATCAATAATATTCAAAGTTATATAGCTAATGAAATTGATAGTCAAAAAAGACTTTTTGAAGGAAATAATAGAATAGAACAAAATAGAATTGATCAAAAGTTTAATATAGAAAAAGAAAAATATAAAGAACAGCAAAAAAAGATAGACAATAATGTAATTAAGTTTATGAATGAAGTTGCTATGGATGAACAAGAACAATCTCTTACACTTGCAAAAAATGGTGGTGCTATAGAACAAGAGATTATTTACAAAAATGGCAAACCAGAATTTAAAATAATATTTGCAAATGGTGCAGAATTAAAAATAAATAAAGAAGAATATGATAAAGAAATAAATCCATTTTACAAAGTTTCTAAAAGGAAAGCAAGTAAAGGATTAGAGTTTGGATCACCACTTATTATAAGAGGAAAACTAAAGTTATTAAAAAAATAATACCTTTGTAAATATGAACGTAATTAAAAATTTCTTATTTTTTTATTATAACCAAGAAGAAAAAATAGAACATATGTCACTAAGAGACCCACTAGAAAATTTTGATGATTTAGAAGATTGGCAAAGAGAAGAAGCTGAATATAAAATACTAGAAAAAGCATTTAATAATTCATATAAAATTATTACAGGAGAAAAAACTTTTGAAGATATTTTAGAGGCACAAAAAAATGGTGCAATACTTGCACATGATCCTGCTGAAAATTTAAAAATTGCATTTCTACAAAATATGAAAGATTATTTTATAGAAACAGAAGAATATGAAAAGTGTCATAAGATACAAATTATTGAAAATAATTTATAATATATGCCTTTACTTAATAAATCAAAGACTCCTCCAAAGGGAGCTATAAGGTTTTCTATATCTTTATCAGAAGAACAAAAGAAAGCTAAAACAGAAATATTAAATCATCCTTATAACTTTATTGTAGGAAGAGCTGGTAGTGGTAAAACATTATTAGCTGTACAAGTAGCACTAGATCAATTTTTTAAACGTCAATATAATAAGATTATAATTACAAGACCTACAGTTTCTACAGAAGACAATGGATTTTTACCAGGTTCTGAAAAAGAAAAAATGGAACCGTGGTTAGTACCAATTAAATCTAACATGCGTAAGGTATATAATAAACCTGAAAAGCTTCAAAAGATGGAGCAAGATGAAGAGATAGAACTTGTATCTCTTGCACATTTTAGAGGACGTACATTTGATAATTCTATTGTTATAGTAGATGAGTTTCAAAACTTAACTAGAAGTCAATTAGCAATGGCTATTGGAAGATTAGGTAAAGATTCTAAAATGATTTTTTGTGGAGACTCTTATCAAATAGATTTAAAAGATAAAAATTATTCTGCATATCATGATATGGCAAAGTTAGTTGCTTCTAAATATGTCTTTAAATCTGTATTAGAAGATAGTCATAGACATGATGCAATAGAAGAGCTACTAGAATTATTAAATGGGTATCATTAAACCTCACCCATGATGTTTTACACATTACACATACTATAAACTTTTTATATTTAAACTTTTTTTGTATATTTGTATTGTAATCTATTAATTTAAAACCAATTTACAATGGCAACATTACAACAAGAAGCTGAAACGCAGCAATTAAGTAAAGAAGAGTTAGATAACAGACGTGAAGAACTAACTAATTACTATAAAGAAAGTATTGATCACTTAGAAGTTCAACTTAAATATGAAGAACTCTTAAGAGATATTGAAAAAACACGTGCAGAAAGAGTACAAGCACAAATGTTTTTAGCTCAAAGTGTAGCACAAAATAATAATGCTGAAGAAACATCAGAAGAATCAGTAAAGAAAACTCTTAAAAGATCTAAGTAATGTTATATTCTTTAGAGCAAATCAAAAGAACTGTAGATCATAAGAACTATAAATGGTTTAATGATTCACAAAATAAAGGTTATGATGTTAATATAGTTGGTATTAGAAATTCTGATACTAATAATAAAGTAACTAACCGTTTTGATGATATACTTACATTATCATATAAAGATGATAAAGGTGTTTGGTGTTATCATGAATTTGATTGTACTACAGATCCTGGTACACATTGGGTAGATAATTTATTAAATCCTAATGGTGTAGCAATACTTGTGCCAAATCAATATAGAGGTTCTCATATGATTAGAAAACATCAAGGTAGATATGAAGCATTATGTCAAAAAAAACCTGTTAAAGTTTACCGTGATAATAATAGAGATGATATTTATAATTTAAATACTGAAAATATTCATGAAGGTATTTTTGGTATTAACATTCATAGAGCTACTAAGTATGCTGGTAAGAAATCTACACAAATAGATAAATGGTCAGCAGGATGTCAAGTTATTGCATCTAATGATGATTGGACATTCTTTATGAAAATTATGAGAAAAGCTAGAGATATTTGGGGTAATTCATTTTCATATACACTATTAGAGTCAAAAGAAATAATTAAAACTTGGATATGAAAGTTTTTAAAGTAGAAAAAAAAGTTAAGGTGGGTAAGGATGATATTATAAAATATCAATTCCTTACTTACTGCTTTTTAAATGATATACAAATAAGTCAATCAGATTTAAATTGTTTAACTGAGTTAGCTAAATTAAAGTCATCTGAATTAACTAAATTTTGTGATTATATATCAGAATTAAAAATATTTAAAAGTCCACAATCAGTAAGAAATGCAGTAACAAAAGCTACTAAAAAAAATCTTATTGTAAAAAATGGTGATAATAAAAAGAATATTAAAATTAATCCTGATATTGAAATACAAACAGATGGTACTGTATTATTAGATTTTAAAATATTAGGTCTTGAAACCAAAGAATTATAAAGACTTTTATGATGATATTGCAGAAGAATGCAATGTACATAAAGATTTAGTATCAGACTTTATATCTTTTTTTTATAGTAAAGTTAGAAAACAATTATCTGAATTAAATCATAGTAATATTTATTTACCTAATTTAGGCACATTTAAGTTAAGACTAGGTAGACTTAAAAAAAGTATTAAGAGAAATAAAGACATATTAGGTAATATTGAAAAGAATACGTATAAAGGTTATGCAAAACATATACCAATAAAAGAAAAAATTAATAGCATGGAAAATGCTTTAGATAATTTAGAACAACAAATTCAAGAAAAAAAAGATTTTAAAAATGAAATTAAATAAATTATTAAACGTATTTAAAAATGCTGATCAAATATTTGAAGGTATAAAAAATAATATTTTTAAAACAGATGATATTGAAAAGATAGCAAAGTATAGATGGGAGATATGTGATCAGTGTAAATTTATAGATAGAGAAGGATCATATTGTGTAGCTCCAGGAAGTCAACCTTGTTGTTCAGATTGTGGTTGCACATTATCTTTTAAAATTAGAGCATTATCAACTGAATGTCCTAAAGGATATTGGAAAGCTTTATTATCTGAAGAGGATGAAAGTAAATTAAGAGAGAGTCTAAAAGAATAGTTATGGCAGTAGTATTTAAAGAAAAGGGTCATGTATATGAAAGCTTAGATGAAAACTTAGAAAAAGATCAAATTACTTGGACTAGTGTAACTAGTTTTGTAGGTAAATTTAAACCTAAGTTTGATAAAAAAGGACAAGCTAAAAAGTCTTCTAAGAATAAAAGATCTAAGTGGTATGGTATGACACCAAAAGAAATAATGAATGCATGGGATAATGAAACTGAACGTGCTATATCTTTAGGTAATTGGTATCATAATCAAAGAGAAGAAAATATTTGTGAGTTTAATACTATTGAACGTGATGGTAAAGAAGTACCTATAATTAGACCTATAGTAGATCAAAATGGTATTAAGATTGCACCAAATCAAAAGCTTGATGAAGGTGTATATCCAGAACATTTTGTATATCTTAAGTCTGCAGGTATATGTGGACAAGCAGATTTAGTATCTATTGTAAATGGTTATATAAATATTCTTGATTATAAAACAAATAAAGAGATAAAAGAAAATGGTTTTAAAAACTGGGAAGGTGTTGTTTCTAAAATGTTTAAACCTGTTAATAATCTAGAAGATTGTAATTTGAATCACTACAATTTACAATTATCTTTATATGCTTATATAATTAAAAAGCATAATCCTAAACTTAAAATTGGTAAGTTGCAAATACAACATGTTAAGTTTGAAAAAGAAGGTGAAGATAAATATGGTTATCCAATAAATAAAGTAGAGAATGGAGAACCTATTATTGAAGATATTAAGATGTATAATTTACCATATTTAAAAGATGAAGTTACTAGTCTTATTATGTGGTTAAAAGATAATTTATAATGTTAGCAAAACTATTTGATGTACAAAATGGTAAAGTTATTCCATCAGAACATTGTTATTCTTTAAAAACATTAAAGAATATAATGGATAAATATCCAGATACTCATTTACAAGTTTATCTATTTGTATTTTATATGACATGTCCTGATCCTGATATGAATCCTTTTTTTAATATGCCTGAGCATGAAAAAGAAGATATAATTATAGATGAAATAGGATTAGAAGAATCTCCAGAAGATGAATCTATTAGAAATGCAATAAGATTTTGTGAAGACTTATATCAAACACCAACATTTAGAGCATATAAAGGTATCAAATCTATGTTAGATAGATTAGCAAGATATATGGAAACTACATCTATTGAACATGGTAGAGATGGTAACCTAACATCATTGGTAAATACAGCAGCTAAATTTGATCAAATAAGACAATCATTTAAAGGTGCTTACAATGATATGAAAGATGAACAAAAAAGCCAAGTCCGTGGTGGACAAGGATTAGCATATGATCAATTATAAAACTAAATTAAATTAAATTATGAAAAGTGTAAAACCTGTAGGTAAAAAATTATTAGTTAAACCTGTTAAAATTGAAACTAAAACAGCAAGTGGTATTTATTTACCTGAACAACAACAATTACAAAAACCTCAAGGACATGTTGTAGCATGTGGTAGAGAGTGTAGTGGTGAAATTAAAGTTGGTGATTTTATTCAATGGCCAATGACAAACAATGATGAATATGAATTTGATCATCAAGGAGAAAAACATTTAATTATTAGTGAAGGATATGTAATTGCTATTCTAGAAGATGTTTAAAAAAATTCCTACATATAAAGATGGTGAATGGATTTATAAAGAATTTGAAACTAAAGAAAGTTTTATAAAATTTTTAAATACTTTATTTAGAGAACCAGGGCAGTATCAGTTTGATGATACTGCTTTGCTATTTAATGAACAAGCAAAAAATTTTAATACTAATGGTTTTTATTGTGATAAACCATTTAGATCAAAAGACTTTATAAATTATTGGAATAAAGAAAAAGAAAAATGTAGAGAAGGAGTTATCTTTTATGGAGATAAACATATATGGTATTTAACAAGAGATTATTATATGTGGTTAAACTTCTTACCAATCTTTGATAAAGAAGAAAAAAAGTACGGATTTGCTAAAGTTAGAGATGCACAATATCATATGGCATTATATGAGTTACTTGCTGAATTAAATTACAAGCATGCAGCTATTCTTAAAAAAAGACAGATAGCATCTTCATACTTTCATATGGGTAAGATTATAAATCAGTTTTGGTTTGAAGAGGGATCTATATGTAAAATAGGTGCATCATTAAAAGATTATATTAATGATAAAGGTTCATGGAAGTTTTTAGATGAATATAAAACTTTTCTTAATGAGCATACAGCTTGGTATAGACCATGTACACCAGAAAAAGTATTATTGTGGGAACAGAAGATAGAAGTTAGAATAAATAATAGAAAAACTAACAAAGGTCTTATGTCTAAGATACAAGGAGCTTCTTTTGAAAAAAATGCAACAACTGGAGTAGGTGGACCATGTACTTTCTTTTTTCATGAGGAGGCAGGTATTGCACCTAAAATGGATCAAACATATGAATATATTAGACCAGCAATGACATCTGGTATGATGACAACTGGTATGTTTATTGCTGCAGGATCAGTGGGTGATCTTACACAATGTAATCCATTAAAAGATATGATACTAAATCCACAAGCTAATGATATATATGCTATAGAAACTAATCTATTAGATGATAAAGGTACAATTGGTATAGCAGGTCTATTTATTCCTGAACAGCACTCTATGCCCCCTTATATTGATAAATATGGCAACTCTTTAGTTAAAGAAGCATTAGAAGCAATACACAAAGAAAGAAAAGATTGGAAACGAGAACTATCACCAGAACAATATCAATTACGTATATCACAAAAACCTGTTAATATTGCAGAAGCATTTGCTTATAGAAAAGCTTCAATCTTTCCACAAAGTATTTTATCTAAACAATTAAAACAAATAGAGGAAAAAAAATATCCATATGAATTTATTGAATTAGATAAAGATCAAAAAGGTATTATAGCTACACGTTCTAAAAAACTACCTATTACTGAATTTCCTGTAAATAGAAAAAGAGAAGATAAAACTGGAGTATTAGTTGTATGGGAAAGACCTGTAAAAAATCCAGAGTTTGGTACTTATTATGCATCTATTGACCCTGTGTCAGAAGGTAAAACTACTACATCAGATTCTTTATGTAGTATTTTTGTTTATAAGAATCCTGTAGAAGTTACAAGAGAAACTAAAAATGGATTAGAAAGTTTTATAGAAAGAGATAAAATAGTTGCTTCATGGTGTGGTAGATATGATGATATAAATAAAACACATGAACAACTTGAAATGATTATTGAATGGTATAATGCATGGACATTAGTAGAGAACAATATATCTTTATTTATTCAACATATGATTTCAAAAAGAAAACAAAAATATCTTGTACCAAAACAACAAGTATTATTTTTAAAAGATCTTGGTTCAAATAGAACAGTATATCAAGAGTATGGTTGGAAAAATACTGGTACATTATTTAAAAATCATTTAATATCTTATGCAATAGAATTTCTTAGAGAATCAATAGATGAACAATTAGATGATAATGGTGAAGTTATATCACAAACATTAGGTGTAGAAAGAATACCAGATAAAATGCTATTAACAGAAATGCTTGCTTATTATCCTGGATTAAACGTGGATAGATTAGTTTCATTTGCTGCATTAGTTGCTTTTGCTAAAATACAACAATCTAATAGAGGATATAGCAAACGGATTGAAAAAGAATCAGACAATAACTTGGATAAGTCTAAGAATTTGTATAAATTAAATATGAGTCCTTTTAGGAATTTAGGTGGTAGATCCAGGTATAGTTCTAGACCAAGAAGATCAGGATTTAAAAATATTAGATAATGGAAAACTACTGGATTACAACAACAACTTGTGGAAATATAGAAATAAACTATGCAATTATATAACGCACTACAGTTAAAAAAAGGAGCTAAGGTTAAAGGTAATGAAATATCAAGTAGCTCTTTAACACAACCTACACAATTTATTTCTAACAAAGAAAAAGATGAAAACTGGGCAGCTTGGAATCTTGATTGGTTAGAAATGAGAGGTATGGAATATCTTAGAAGTAATGCCCGCAAGTTACTTAAAAATTATAAACTTGCAAAAGGTATTATTGATAAGACAGATTATATTGTAGAAGAGAATAATGAGTATAAAGAGTTAATGGACATCTTAACTAAAGAAGATGAATCTGCATTAGAACTTAAATTTTATCCAATTATTCCTAATGTAATAAATGTTCTTACTGGAGAGTTTACAAAAAGATTTCATAAAGTACAATTTAGAGCAGTAGATGATTTATCATATAATGAAATGCTTGAAGCAAAGAGAGCACTTATTGAAGATAATTTACTAAAAGATGCTTATAATAAAATGACAGTTGAACTTCTTAATATGGGTTTAGATCCTAATCAAGAAGAATTTAAAAAAGAACTGGCTCCAGAAAAATTAAAATCACTTCCTGAAATAGAAGATTTCTTTTCAAAAGATTATAGAAGTTTAGTAGAAGAGTGGGCATCTCATCAAACAATTGTTGATGTAGAAAGATTTAAAATAGATGAGTTAGAGGAAAGAGGTTTCCGTGATATGCTTATTACTGATAGAGAGTTTTGGCATTTTAAAATGTTAGAAGATGATTATGAAGTAGAACTTTGGAATCCTGTATTAACCTTTTATCATAAGTCACCAGATTCAAGATATATATCTGAAGGAAACTTTGCAGGTAAATGTGATATGATGACTCCTGCAGATGTTATAGATAATTATGGTTATCTAATGACACAAGAACAATTAACATCATTAGAGAATATACGTCCTACTGCAGGTGCTAAATATTTAGTTAATGGTTATCAAAATGATGGTTCATACTATGATGCAAATAAATCACATGCTTGGAATACAGGTGCACCATCACTTGCATATAGACAATTTATATCTAATTGGGATAAAGATCCTACTGTAGGTGGTGATATTGTAAATCAAATATTAAGTGAAGGTGATGATGTAGGATATTGGGGTGATTTAGATTTACTTAGAGTAACTACTGTATATTGGAAAACACAAAGAAAAATAGGACATCTTACTAGAGTTCTTGAAGATGGAGAAGTTATACAAGAAATAGTAGATGAAAACTACAAGATAACTGAAAAAGCTATTTATAATACAAATCTATTTAAAGAAAAGTCAAAAGATAATTTAATTCAAGGTGAACATGTAGATTATTTTTGGATTAATGAAGTTTGGGGTGGTATTAAGATTGGTCCTAACTTACCTACATATTGGAAATCAGAAGATGTTGACGGATTCCATCCTATATATTTAGGTATAAATAAAAAGAAACCAGGTAGATTACATTTTCAATTTAAAGGAGATAATAATTTATATGGTTGCAAATTACCTATAGAAGGTAGAGTATTTTCTGATAGAAACACTAGATCAACTTCTTTAGTAGATCTTATGAAACCTTATCAAGTAGGATATAATATGGTTAATAACCAGATAGCTGACATTTTAGTAGATGAACTTGGTACTGTAATTATGTTTGATCAAAATGCATTACCACGTCATTCTATGGGTGAAGATTGGGGTAAGAACAATATGGCAAAAGCATATGTAGCTATGAAAGATTTTGGTATGTTACCATTAGATACTTCTATTACAAATACAGAAAATGCTACAAACTTTAATCATTATCAAACATTAAATCTAGAGCAGACTAATAGAATAATGTCTAGAATACAATTAGCTAATTATTTTAAACAACAAGCATTTGATGCTATAGGAGTTAATCCTCAAAGACTTGGTGCACCTATTGGACAACAAACTGCTACAGGTGTAACACAAGCTTTAAATCAATCATATGCTCAAACTGAAGTATATTTTGTACAACACTCAGATCATTTAATGCCACGTGTACATCAAATGAGAACTGATTTAGCACAGTATTATCATAGTACAAATCCTTCTGTAAGATTAACCTATATGTCTTCTGAAGCTGAAAAAGTAAACTTTACTATAAATGGTACAGATTTATTATTAAGAGACTTTAATGTATTTGCTACAACAAAAACAAATCATAGATCAATACTTGATCAGTTAAAACAAATGGCATTAACTAATAATACTACAGGTGCAAGTATATATGATTTAGGTAATATAATAAAAGCTGATTCTATTGCTGAGGTTTCTGATATACTAAAAGATGCAGAGAATAAACAAGAGATGCAAAGACAGCAGCAAATGCAGCAACAACAACAGATGCAGCAACAACAATTAGAAGCACAAGCTAAAGAAAAAGCTGCAGAACGTGAGTTTGAAATGCAAAAGTCTCAAGCAGAAATACAAAAAGATATTACTGTTGCAGAAATTAGATCTGCAGGTTATGGTGCTCAAGTAGATATTAATCAAAATTTACAGAGTGATTATCAAGATGCATTGAAAGATATACGTCAAAGAGATCAATATAGAGAGCAGATGAACTTTAAAAGAGAACAGGCTGCAATAAAAAATTCTGATAGTCAAGAAAAAATTAATATAGAACGAGAAAGACTTGCTACTCAACGTGATATTGCAGATAAAAATCTACAAATAGCTAGAGAGAATAAAAACAAATATGATGTTAATTCTTCTAATACAGAAGAAGAATAACATAGTTAGCTATATACTACAAGAAATCTTTTATAAAAATAAAATTTTTAAGGTTTATTAATAAAAATCTTATTATATTATATGTGTATTAATTATTAAAACCAATATAGTTATGGCAGAAGAAAAAGTTATAGAAACTAAAGTTAAAGAAGTAGACGTAAACATTGATGAAATATTTGATGGTGTAGTTACTTCTGATTCAGTTACATTACCTGAAGAGGAAAAGAGTAAACCAAATGTTTTTTCAAGAGGTGGTAAAGTAGATTTATCTTTTTTAAATGAAGATGATGAAGGTCCTAAAGAAGAAAAAATAATTGAAGAGCCACAGAATGAAGCTACTGATCTAAATGAAAAGGCTGAAGTTAAAGAAGAAACTGAAGAAGAATCTACAGAAGAAATAAAAGTAGATGTAAAAAAAGAAGAAATAGATGAGATATTATCTATTGATGAAGAAGAACAAACAGAAAAGAAAAAACCTGGTAGAAAGAAAATTGAAGGTATAGCAGATGTATTTACAAAATTAATTAAAGATGAAAAGATAATTGGTTTTGATGATGATAAAGATTTATCAGATTATTCTGCAAAAGATTGGGAAGAACTAATAGAAGCTAACTTAGAAGAAAAAGCAAATGCTGTTAGACGTGAAACACCTGCACAGTTTTTTAATAGTTTACCACAAGAATTACAAATAGCTGCAAAATATGTAGCAGATGGTGGTCAAGATTTAAAGAGTTTGTTTCAAACATTAGCTCAAGTAGAAGAAACAAGAGATTTAAATGTTAAAACTCAAGATGATCAAGAGTATATTATAAGAGAATATCTTGCTGCTACGGGTTATGGTAATAGAGAAGAAATTGATGAAGAGATTGAACTTTGGAAAGATCTTGGTAAGTTAGAACAACAAGCTAAGAAATTTAAACCAAAGTTAGATAAGATGCAAGAAAAAGTTGTTGCTGCTAAATTAAAAGAGCAAGAGATGAAAAAAGCTCAACAACAAAAAGCATCACAAGATTATATGGAAAATGTTTATAACACATTAAAAGAAGGTAAACTAAATGATGTTAAGATAGATAAGAAAGTACAATCTATGTTATATAACGGTTTAGTGAATCCTCAGTATCCTTCTATTTCTGGGAAGAATACTAACTTGTTAGGACATTTACTAGAAAAATACCAATTTGTTGAACCTAATTATAGTCTTATTTCAGAAGCATTGTGGTTATTAGCAGACCCAGATTCTTATAAATCACAGATTATGACTAAAGGTGAGACAGCAGCTGTAGAGAAAACTGTGCGTAAATTAAAAACTGCACAAGCATCTAAACAGTCAAGCACTAAAACCGTAGAACCAAAGGATACTAGAAAAAAACTTTCTAGAAACTCTGGTAAAAATATATTTAAAAGATTTTAAACTAAATTAATTATTAATAACAAATTTGAATTATGGCAACTCCAGTTTTAAACAACGGCTTGTTTCTAAGAGATACAAGCTACAAAGCAAGTTCCCACGTTGATTCATATCACTTAGCTAACATGCTAGGAACAGCAGAGCCAATGGATTTTGGTCCTGTTGATCTATGGGCAATGACACAAAAGGTAGAAATGCCTTTGTATCAGATGTCTAGCTTTGGTGGACAGAATACAATTGAGGTGGACAATGCTAGAGGTGAGTATAAGTGGCAGACACCTGTCTCTAAAGACTTACCATATTGTATGGGCAACATTTCAGGTGTTAATGACTTAGGTGCAGACGGTGTACCTTTTAGAATTAAATTATCTGAACGTGCTTTTGGTCATGGGGACATTATTACTTATGATAAGTATAATGGACTTGAACTTTACATCACAGCGGATGATATTCTTCCTGCAGGTGATGGTTTCATCTATACTGTACAGTTAGTAAACAACTCTAATGGTACAACTTTAGATGCAACTAAATATTTAACAATGGGTACTAAGTTCTTCAGAAAAGGTTCTGCAAGAGGTGAGTACGGTGAAAGATTTTCTGATATTCAAACAGGTGCTGGTTTCCGTGAGTTCTACAACTTTGTAGGAGGAGCAGAAGCACACGTACATTATTCTATTTCTTCTAGAGCAGATTTAATGCTTAAAGGTGGAATGAATGCTGATGGTACTGTACCTGTTACTGAAATTTGGAGAAACTTTGATAAAAACATGGATCCTTCAATTACTACACTAACTGATATGGTTGGTGCAATGGGTAAAGATTATATCAGACGTGCGTTTGATAATGGTTCTTTGACTAGAACATTCCTTACTGGTCTTGAAGCAGCTCACTTAACTAAAATTGCAAACGACATTGAGACATACTTAATGTGGGGTGCTGGTGGTAGAGTTAAACAAGATGGTCCAGATGATATTAGATTATCTGTTGGTCTTTGGAGACAATTAGATAACTCTTACAAAAGAGTTTATAACAAGTCTTCATTTGATCTTGAAATGTTCAAGAATGAACTATATAACTTCTATCAAGGTAAAGTTGAATTAGAAGGTCCAGATCCAGGTCGTACATTAGTTGTACAAACTGGTATGGGTGGTATGAAATTAATCAATGAAGCAATCCGTAAAGAAGCTGCTACATTTGGATCTGCATTTAGCTACAATAATAGTGGTATTGGTAGTGCAGGTACTATTAATGCAGATGCTTTAGGTATTGTTAAAGGTGATCCTATGGATTTAGGATTTGGATATGCATTTACATCTTATGTAATTCCATTCTTAGCAAATATTAGATTTGTATTGAATCCTGCATTTGATAACTTACATACTAATGATGTAGAGAATCCATTAATTGATGGACGTCCACTTTCATCTTATAGTTTTATTATCTTTGATATTACTGATAATGTACAAGATAACTTGTTCTTATTGAAACTTTCTTGGGATAACCAATTAAAGTGGTTCTATCAAAATGGTACTATGGACTATATGGGACGTACACAAGGATTTGCTTCTACAGGACAGTTTAATGGTTATAGAGTATATATGACTCAAACCATGCCTGCTGTATGGGTGAAGGACCCAACTAAAGTTCTTAAGATTGTGATGAAGAATCCTATTACAGGAGGATCATTCTAATATATCTTTTTTGTTGAATGGGGGAGGGGAAACCCTCCCACTATTCTTTTATTAATTATTAATTTATAAACCAATATAAAAATGGCTACAAACTTAGATTTAACAATTGTTGAAAAGTACCAGCAAAATAAAGATCAAACTATTGCTGTACGTCCTTTCTTTAATCCTGCATTTGAAAATATGGGATTAGAAAAATATAATATGACAGTACATGATGGTGTATACCACATGGAAGAATTAACCTGTTTAGAAATCAATGGTATTAAAAGATACATTACAGGTTTAAATGAATTTGCACCAGAAGTAAAAGCATTACCAACTAAAGAGAGAGCTGCAAAAATAAAAGAAATTAGAACAATGGTTGCTGAACTTGAACAACAATTAGCAGCTAATGTAATAGATGTAAAAGATCCAGAGTTTTGGAATAAAGTAACTGTATTAAAACCAGATAACTATGATTTTTGGAGTAAGATGAATATAAAAGTAGGTAATGATCCTTTATATCTTGATCCAAAAACTGATCCATATGATTTAATTAAATTGTGTGCAATCAGAGCAGGTGGTTTTTCATTAGTTGCAAAATCATTAGAAGATGCTAAAAAAGCATCAGGATGTAGATTTTATTTAGATGAGTTAAAAAAATCTACTGAGTCAAGAACTAAGTTAAGTAAATTAAGAAATAAAGCATTGTCTAGTTTACAAAATTTATTTGATGAAGATACTACTAAATTATTTTATGTTACAAAGTTAACAGATAATGATAGCTCACAATATATAAAGTCTACACCAATTGATATTTTATATGAAAATATGGATTTATATATCAATGGTATGGGTTATGATGAAAATCAATCAAGATGTGCAAAAACATTTATTGAAAATGCAAGTGACACAATGGAAAATCTTAAACTGAGAACATTAGTTAAAGATGCTACATTCTATCAAGTTATAATTACTGATAGTAAAGGTTATATTATTGATGCACATACTAAAGCTAGACTTGGTAAAAATACACATGAGGTATTAGAATTTTTAAAGAACCCTATTAATGATGATGCATTAGAATCATTAATGGAAAGAATAGAAGATTTTTGGAATAGCTAATTATGAATAATACTACACTTCAAATAAAATTTAAACAAAGGCTTAACAAGATTGCCAGTGATGACTATGATAATATAGAATGCTGGCAAATTGTTGAAGCTTTTAATAAGGCACAAATTGAATGGTGTAGAAGACAGTTGCATGGCACTAATAACTATAGAGAAGGTGATGAAATGTCTAAAAGAAGAGTAGATGATTTACAACTACTATTATCAGAAACAGCTTTAGTTGCTAGTAGTACTTTAGAAAATTATGTAGAAAGTGTTAATATTCCTACTGATTATCTAGAGTTTAAAAGAGTTAGTGCTTTTGCAACTTCTGAATGTTGTCCTGAACCAGCACGTTCAATGACAGTATATTTAGCTGAAGAAGCAAATGTAGATCTTATTATGAGAGATGCATTAAAAAGACCTGATTTTGATTGGGGTGAAACATACTGCACTATGTTGAAAGATAGAATTAGAGTCTATAAAAGAGACTTTAATATTTCATCTATTGGATTAACATACTATAGAAAACCTAGAAATATACAAATTGAAGGTTGTGTAGATCCTTATACTACTCAGGTTACAGCAGCAGATGTTATTTGTGAGTTTAAAGATGATATATGTGAATTAATTATTGATGAAGCTGTATCTATAATTGCAGGTGATATTGCAGATATAAATAACTATACAAGAGAAATGCAAGCTGCAGAAAGAAACAATTAAAGTTTAATGTATTAAATTTATTTAGTATATTATATATAAGAAACCAATTATATGTTACGTATTATTAATTAAAAAAGTCCTGGTAACAGGCATTAAAAAAATGGCTTATTTTAATCACGCGTTTCAACAAACGTTTGTACCTGGATCTGCTGCTGGTAACGGTGTAGCATCAAGTGCTCTTACTGCACTTCAGATAGGTGTATTAGATGCTCTTGATTATCAAACAGTAGCATCTGGTAGTTTAAATGCAAATACCTCTAATAAATACCTTATAGGTATGGGTTCACCAATGAAAGGTACAGGTTTGTCTGACACGTTAGGTGGAAATGAATTCCACGGAGGATACCAAGAGTCTTGGAAATCCAAAATTATTGTTCCTAAGTATATACGCTTTATAGGACATCAACCAGATGTAGCTGGACTTGAACCAAGTGTAGTTATTACTTCTGCAGCTCCAGCTGATGGTGGATGTTGGGATTGTGATGATGTACTTGCAGGTGGATACTACAAAGCAATGAGATTAGATCTTAAAGGATCTCCAGTTCTTAGACTTTTAAACCGTAATCATTATCAATTGTTACAGTTTGATGGATATTGTAATTGTACTGCAGGTACTTTATTACATCCTGCTGTAGTTTATGCAACTTGGGCAAAACAAATTGTAAGTGATCCTATTACTTTTTCTCTTGTTGATGTAAAACTTGAAATAGATACAGGATCTGGATATAGTACAAGTGTTGATACTGATGGTTTTGCAACAGGTGGAGCAAATGCAGATGCAGTAATTGCAACTTTAGATGGAATTATTGAAGGTACATATACTGTAACTACTAGTTTTTTAGCTAAACTTACTATTACTCCTAAATCAAGTTTAGAAACTACATTCTCAGATCCTACATTTGATTCACGTGATTTCTATGGAAAACAACCAATGGAATTATTTGCTGAGTTTTTTGATAGAGAAGGTGATCCATGTGAAGATTCTTGTTCTACTGCTGTAGAAACTAAAGGAACTCAAGCTGAGACTAAAGGTGAAACTTTACTTAGAGATTCATTGATGTTTGATCGTTACAAGCAAAACTATTATCACCAAGGTAATAAAGATGCTGTACGTATGAATGAGATTGAGCAGATGACAGTATCTAATTATGGTATTACTAGAAGTGCTTTATATGATGTATTTTATTTATTACATACCGTTCCACGTTTTAACAATCCTACTGGTGTATTTGATAATGATCAGTATTTAATTAAAATTGGAACTATTGGTACTGATACTTCAGGTCTTAAGACAGAAGTAGTTGCTTTATTAACTCAACTTGCTGTTAAAGCATTTGGAGCTGGTAGCACTCCTACAGATATGAGTACTGGGTTTAGTGCTCATGAAGGATTTGATGCACCGTAATAGTTTTATTATATTTATTAAGAAGGTGGGATTTAGTTCCCACCTTTTTTTTTATACTAATATTTTTTGTATATTATTAATGAACACTGAGTTAATATTATTATAAATGGCTAATAGACATATACTAAGATTAGAGGTTCCTGAAGTAGCTAGTTGTGAAATTTTTAGAGTAAAAGATGTAAGTGAATATTCTTCTAACATGGATGTCACTTGTCCTGAGTTACTTATAACAGCACCAGGTAGGAATCAAGGAAAACTTATAGAGGTACAACCTGGATTTGATTTACCATTAACAGCTTGTAATTTAGGATTACAAACAACTGGATGTGGTGGTTCAAATAGATCTAATGTTCCTGATGGAGTATACATAGTTAGATATAGTGTAGCTCCTAATGATAAAGTTTTTGTAGAATATAACGTTTTAAGAACTTGTAATATTATGTGTTCATATTATAAGAAACTTTGTGATATAGATATTACACCTTGTGAACCTAAAGGTAAAATGAAAGATTTACTTTTAGAAATGAAGTTTATAAGAACTATGATTGATGCTGCAAAAGCTAAAGTAGAATATTGTAATTCACCACATGAAGGTATGGAATTATATAATTTTGCAAAAAGAAAATTAGAAAAAATTGTATGTAATATTAGTTGTTAATGTAATCAAACCAAAATGAGTACTCCAAACCCAAATCAATGTGTAAACTGCAAAACAACTTTTTCATGTGGATGTCAAAAAGCTAAAGCTGTAGATGGCAAAACTGTATGTAAAATTTGCTTAACTGAATATAATAAAAAGGTAATAACAAATAAGTAAATGTTAAGGTTACAAGACGGAGTACAAAGGTATGAATTTAAAGGTAATTTTTATAATGTAACTTTAGATTTAGACAGTTTAAGAAAAGAAGCTGAGGCTAGTAAACTTTATATTTCTCTTATTGCTGACTGTTTATCTAGACATAATTATAAGGTTTTTAAAGTTAATTCTGATCAGTATGAAAAAGTTCTTAAAGATTATCTTAAATGTACAGCTATACAACTTGAAAGAGTAGGATTAATTATAGCAGAACAACTAGTTATACGTGATATAGAAAAAGGTATTTATAGACCACTTCTTGGTGAAAAACCAGCATCTGATCCAAGGCCAGAAGATCTTAAGCCAACACCAGCATTTTTAGATAAAGATAGTTCTGCTCAAGATATTTCTTTAGCTAATCAACAAATTGTACAACAGATTCAACAGGAACTACAAGATGCTGCAAATGAAGGACGTCCAGCAGATACTAATCTTATATCTAATTTATCAAATCAAATAGTAGATACTGAAACAGGTGATGTTACTGATGTTAATGATAGTAATGAAGAAAGTGCTGAAATAATTGATATAGATAGAAATAGACCAGGTAGAATTAGAGTTAAAGGATTTTATTGTATTAATGGAGTAGTTAAAGCAGTTTCAGTATCAATTAGAAGAAATAGACGTAGAAAAAGGAGACTTGGAAGATTTAGTAGTGTTTTAAATAGATCAGTTGTTGTTTGGAGTAAATTTGAATTTGCAGTAAGAAATTGTAATCGTGTATCAGAGAGTTATAATTCTTTAGAAGATGATGATGTAAATAATGACATAGTTGATTTTATAGTTGATGATTCAAGACCTGATGATGAAGGTAGTGAAACTATAAATTTACCAGCAGAAACAAGTCAAGAACAAGTTCAAAGTTTTAATTTTCAATCAACTTCAGTAAATGATGAAAGATCTGATGATAGATCTGTTGCAGAAATAGTTTATCAATTTAAAAGTTGTTGGAATGGTAATATTGTTACAATAGGTTTAAATGGAGCTGGTTTACCTACTAGTGGTGCTCCTGGTTTTAATACAATTGATTTTATAGAAAGTGGTGAATCTAATTTACAAACTTATGTAGATTCAAATGCTGCATTTTTTCAACTATTAGCAGATAATAATATTGAAAATAATTTACCTGTATTACCTAATACAACAGTTATTAAATTAAATGGTATTAATATTGCTGGTAATAATAATCCAGCAGGACAATGTTTTTATTTTCATAGTACAGCTGATGGTACTAATGCAGTTAGTGTAAATACTTTTATAACTACACTACCTGAAGATATAGAGATTATAGGTAATTTTCCTAACGCAGCTTCAGGCACTGGATGTGAAGCATGTGTTAGTGGAAATGTAGGAGAAGATCCATGTGATGATGTTGGTTTTAGTCTTCAAAGTAATTACTTTTCTAATAGTGATACAGATTTTAATTTTACTGTAACTAATGTAAATGAATCAGGTGGACCAACAGCACCTCTTAACTTTGATTTTTATGCATATGATACTTCAATAGATGTTAATACTGCTACAGAAATTGGTAATGGTCAATTAATACAAAGTGGTTCATCAGGTTTATTACTTAATATAGGAAATTATGCTACTTCATTTAATGAAACAGCTGGTATTGATGGTTGGGGTAATACACAATATGCATTTTATCTTGTAGTAACTGATGCTAATGGATGCTTTACTCAAAATATATTTAATGCAGGAGTAAATCCAAATAATTTATTAGTTGATATACCAGGTTGTACTGATCCTAGTTCAACAAATTATAATCCAGAGGCTACTGTTGACGATGGTTCTTGTCAGTATAATCTTAGAGGTTGTACTGATCCTAACTCATTTAATTACAATCCTGATGCTAATGAAGATGATGGCTCATGTATTCCTATAAAATATGGTTGTACTGATCCTACATCTAACAACTATGATCCACAAGCTAATACTGATGATGGTAGTTGTAGATATGATACAACTGATGGTACAGGTACAATAACAGAAATAGAATTATCAGATGAAGAAATAAAAAGAATAGATACTGAATGTAAATTTAGTACTGATGTTTATCAAACAATGGCATCTATGAGATATGGTATGACAAATATCTGCCATAATACAATTGATAAAAGAACAATTAAAAAAGAATTATGTGCTTGGGATGATAAAGAAGAAAAAGTATATGATTCAGTAACATATAATATTGTACATTATGATGGAAATGCACAAGGAGCTCCTGCATGGGTTGATATAAATTGTGTTAAAAATGCAAAAGGAAATTGTAATCCTAAATTTAATCCTGATACAGATTTAGAATCAGTTAACTATGAATGTGTTAAAGTTCAAGTTGTAACACAAAATGGTACACCAGTACAAGGATATGAAGTTATTAATAATGGTGGTAATTTAGGACATACAGATGAATTAGGTCAATTAGATTTTACAATATTTTTAGATAGTTATAGTAATCCATCTGATTATGTTCATACATTTGGATTAGAACATTGTTGGCAAGTTCAAGGTCATTGTAGATCAACACTTATCAATGTTACTGTAAATGATCCTTGTGAAATAATATGTGAACCACCAGTTATTGAAGAATGTGATGTAGAAATTCCTAAAATAGTAGGATGTACAGATCCAGGATCAGCTAATTATAATCCTAATGCTACAGAAGATGACGGAAGTTGTTTATTCTGTCCTGTATATGATCCTGTATATAGTTTTGTTCCAGATACTGGTCCAGCTGCAGCAGGAGATCATAATGGTGCAATTTATTTTTATAATGTAGGATTAGATCTTAGTACTGATGAAACAATTGCTAATGGTAATATAACTTTGACTGCAGGACAATATGGACATTATAATTTTGAAATCATACCTTTACCAGGTGGTGCAACAGTTCCTACTGCTATAGAGCCAATTGGTTTATCAGGGACTACTCTTTTAATTACTGGACTTGCTGCTGGTGATTACAGGATAGTAATTACACCAAACATAGATGCACTTAAAGATGTATGTGTTCAAGAAGAGATTGTAACTGTAGATGGTGGCAATGATGTTGGAGGATGCATGGATCCTGATGCTATTAATTATAATCCATCTGCAACTTATGATGACGGATCTTGTTGTTATATTAGAGGTTGTACTAATCCTGCTGCAGTTAATTATGATCCTAATGCATGTCAAGACGATGGTAGTTGTAGTTTTGTTGGTTGTACAGATTCTGGTGCTGATAACTATAATCCTCAAGCAACTGAAGATGATGGAAGTTGTGAGTATTGTAATAATTTTGATATAGAAATTTTAAGTATTGGTCATAATGCACTATGTTCTGGTTCTAGTGGTTATGTGACGGCTACTGGTGTTAACGGTAGTAATGATTATACTTTAACTATTACTAACCTTGCTGGTGTGCCACAGAATCCATTTGCTTTAGCACCTGGTGTTTATATTGCCACTATTGTTGATGTAACTTATGGTTGCACTGCTTCAACACAAGTTACAATTCTATGTCAAACTACTTCAGAAGGATGTACTGATCCAAATGCTGATAATTATAATCCAAGTGCTGATGCAGATGATGGATCTTGTACGTATTGTGCTAATTTTGCTATAGTGATAGATTCACAAACTAATCCTACATTTGATGGTGCTACTGATGGTAATATACAAATAAGTACTGTTGGTGGTTCAGGTGACTTTAGTTTTACTATAACTGATTCTTCTGGTTTTACTGTAGATAGTGATGCATTACCTACAGGTACATTTACTATAACAGCTACAGATAATGTATATAGTAGTGCAGCTTGTACTGCAACAACAACATTTACATTAGAATCAGATGGTCCTAATCCTTGTGATGGTCTTGGATATCCAGTTGGTCCATCTAGATTTACTGGTCAAAGAAATTATGGTAACGTTATAAATAGTAATGGTGTATCTACTAATGTAAGATATACTTGGGGAATAGAAAATCAAGTATTTTGTTCAGATAATCCAGTTACATATACATATCAAGGTCAAAATTATACTGGACTTTATAAAATGAGATTTGCTCAATTTTATAATTATATTCCTTTTTTAAATGCTATAAATACAGTTGAAATGCATTTGATAACTGTTGTTTCTTTAGAAAATGTAACAACTCCTGGAGAGTTTTTTGATCCTACTGTAATAGGAGGACCTATTGATATACAAGAAACTATACTTAGTGGTGTTCTTGAAATAGATGGATTTGTTTCAGGACAAACATATCAGATTCTATTTAAAAATAATGGAGAAGCTGCAGGTTCACTAGCTGGTGATGATTTACTTGGGTTGACATTTACTATCCCATAATGATAATGAAAAATAAAATAAATAAATTAAATAATATTTTGTATATTAATATGTAGGTTATATACAATGATAAATCTATAAAAAGATATGAGACCAAATTATAATTCAAGTTCTGCACACGGATGTGATGAAATTTCTAGTAATTGCGTAGTATGGCAAGGACCAGATATTTCTTGTTTGAGTATTTGTAATGGTGATACTGTTAGTACTGTAGTAGCTGCATTAGGTGAAAAACTTTGTAAACTTACTACTGATGTTAATATAGATATTAACATACTTACTCAAGATGTTACAACTTTAAATTATGATTGTCTTAGAGAACAAGGTTATGGTAATCCTCAAACATTAGGAGAATTATTACAAGTAATGATTACTGCATTATGTGATGAGCTACAAGAAGATGGTGGTGGTAGTAATGGTAGTGCAGTAACAGATTGTAAAGAAGTTCTTGAATGCAGTGTATCTTTACAAACATGTTTTGTAGACGTATTAAGTGAAAATCAACTTAATGGTGATGTAGTAGGTGGAACACAAATGAGTTTTAACAGTTGGATAGAGGCTGTACAAAATCTTTTCTGTGATATTAAAAGTAGCCATAGTGTTCATAGACTTCAATTAGATGATCATGAAAACCGTATAAGAACTAATGAAAGAAATATAAAAAATTTTAGTGATAAACAATCATTACCACAAGTAGTTCCTACAACTGTTGGTACACCTGGTAGACCTCAAGATGTAGATATTGTATTAAAAAATACTGAGTCTGCATTTGGTGAACTATTAAATGCAACAGGTACAGCACCTCAAATTATAACTGGTATTGGTTATCAAGAGTCAGGTTTAAATCAAAAGAAAACTCTCAATGGTGATGGTAATATGAATGGTGTTACTGGTTGGGTAACTAATCCTTCAAATCTTGCACAATCATTTCAAAATTTATGGTTAACTGTAAATGATATACGTAATGCTCTTGATGGTTTAATTGACACTACAAGTCCAACTACATGTTCAGGTATTATTTATGATGTTATTGCTACAACAGTTGGATCTGTTGGTGCTGTTACAGATATAAACTTAAACTTTAATAATTCAATATTACCAGCTGGATTTACTGATTGTAATCCTACAGGAGCACGTATTAAGATTACAGATGATAATAGAAATAGTATTGAAAGTAATGTTATAATTAGTTCTTTTACATCTAGTTCAACAGGAACAAATATTTCTATATCAGGTTTAAGTGCTTCATCAAGTAGTTATGATGTAGAAGTTCCTTTCTGTTTTAGTAACTCTGCAGGTTCACAATGTGAAAGAATAGTAAATAGAGTTATTACTGCAACACAACCTAAACCTTCTATTTCATTTACACCTGGTACAACAAGTATTACAGCTACATTAGATGCAAGTAATTTAAGTTCATCTGATAGTGTAAGAATAGAAATGATTAATTCTGCAGGATCAACTCACTTTAACAAATTATATACTCCACCTAGTGTATCATTTACTGCACAAACAATTGGTGGAACACTATCATCAGGTACTACATTTACTGTTAATGTATATGTTTTACCAAAAGGTGTTGCTTCAAAAGAATATTTAGCTAGTACAAGTCAAGTAACTACAACAGGTATTACATGTGCAAATATTAGTATAGCAGCAGCTAGCTTTAATTCTGCTACTAACCCTGCTTCAGGATCTATTGATATAACAAGACAAATAGTTCCATTAATTATTTCAGAAACATTAAGTAGTGGATCAGTAACTAATCCATATTTTATTGCAGCATGTGCTCCAGTAGAGACAACACCTACAGATACACAGATTGTTTCTGCATCTGTTCAGTTTGCTACTTCATTTGTACAAAGTCTATCTCCATTCTTTGTACCTGTTGCTGGAACTCCAAAAGTTTCTGTATCACCAGGTTTACCAGTATCTGTAAATGATCCAGATGCTTCACTTGTAACAAATAGTACTACTTATGCTGTTACAGGAACACCTGTTATGGGTGATGGTTGGAGATTTGTAGATAGAATTGTTTCTCCACAAAGTATTACAAGATATGTATATGCTGATTATGATGTAGATTTTGATACTGCTGCTACAATAAATAAAGTTGTATTCTCTTGTGAAGAACCATTTGCAATAGAGCAGAATGATAAATTTGCAAGTTTTGTAGAAGTATCAGAGTTAAATACGGATGGTACAAATAGATTTACTAAAACAGTTAATGCACAACAAAATGTTATAGCTGCAGAAACTGATATGTCTTTCTACACATACTCTAATACTTCACCATCTACAGGTACTGTTACATTTACAAATAATCCTAGGAAGATAGATACACAAGATTTTACTTATCAATCTGGATCAGGATTTAAATTTATAGATACATATACTACAAGTGGTGCAATAACAAAAGCAGATGGTAGTAGTTTAACAGATACATCTATTTCAACATTATTTAGAGCATTACCAATTCAAAATATCTATACTGATATTGTAGTATTTATTGACAGTACTTCTATTTCTGATACAGAAGGTGCTAAGATAAAAACTATGTTTACCACACTTGAAGATGAAATTGAAGCACAAGCTCCAGGTTGGTTAGGTCAACTATATGTATTACCTGTAGCTACATTTGGTGGTGCTGGTACTACGAGTACTCCTGATGGATATTTAAGATGTCTTACATCTATAGCAACAAAAGGAAGTGCTGGTGCAAGTGGTGGTACATATTCACAATTTAGTGCTACAACTTTAGCAACTGGTGGAAGTTGGTCATCAGCAACACTTACACCATCATCAAATTCTTGGTGGCAAACTGGTGTATCTTTACCATCAAATGTTCTTGTATTTTATTTTGGAGGTAAATCTAATGGTACTGATGGTTATGGAAATGCAACAGGTGCTGCTTCTTTAGGTGTTGCTAGTTCATATAAATTACATTATACTGAAATGAATGATGTATTAAATGGTTTACAACAATCACAGTTTGGTGTAGATAATGTTACTGCAAGTACACCTAAATTTAAATTAGATGGTATGTATGTAATACCAGTTGTAGCAGGTAGTCATGATGGATCTGATGGTGTTAGTAAAGGATTATTAAAACAAGTTTTAATGGCTGTACAAGCTGAGTCAATGACAGCTACTCAATATGCAGCACTTAAATATGGAACAATGGGACTTAGTAGTTCTATTATTACTGAAGCTGCTATGACAGGTACAAATCCATATGAAGGAGTTTTAGCAACAACAGTAAGTGGTTCATTAACTATTACAGGATTAATTAATCAAAAGATTTCTACAATACCATTTATTGATGGTTATTTCCCATTAGATAAAGAAATAACTAGAAAAGTTCTTCAAAAATCTATTACATTATATAATCCTACTTATACATTACCTACTCAACAAACAGCAAATAGAATGGGATCAAGTACGTTTGGTTCAGGTGTATCTTCTTCTGCAGCATGTAGTGCAAAAGGATCTGGAACAACTATTATATTCAATAGTAGTGGTACATTATTTGATTCAAATTCTAGAGCTTATGGAGATAACTCAGCTAGTGTAGCACAGGCTGCTTATGAAAATCAAGATTGGAGATATGAATTAGTTGATGGACAATATTATGCAGATTCAGTATCAAGTACTGTAGCACAATATAAAAGAACATTCCCACATTGGATAAATAGTGCATCATGTTAATCTTAAATAAAAAATAAAATGAATTGTAATTGTAATTCAAGTAATTGTAGTAAAGTTTCATGTGGATGTAAAGATATAGGTCTATCTACACCATGTGTGTATTCTTCTTGTACAGATGGTAAAGGTGAAACATGTGCAGAAACTATTTGTATTGATTGTGTTGTTGATTGTGGTGATTCATTTGAAGTAGGTTCACAAGCAACTGGTAGAATGACAATTGCTAATGGTGAAAGAATGGGAGGGATATTACAAAAAATGGCTTTATATTCTAGAAATGCAAGCACTGCAGAAAATGCAGTACAATATGTACAATCTGGAAATACAACAAGATCATCTGCTGAAGTAAGATGGGCTGGAGTTCCTCAAAATGCTACTGGTGTAAAAGTACAATATGCAGAAGCTGGTAGAGGTAGAAACACTGGTAAAAGTGATCCTTCATTTATAATACCACCTGGTGCAGAAAATTTAAAATCTAATGTTTCATCTTTTAATATTGTAGGTTTAAAAAGTAACACAACATATAGAGTAAAAGTGACAACTATTTCAACAACACCTGCTGATTCAGTTACCATTTTTACTAAAACAAAAAGTTAAAGTAGTAGTGATTTTGTTGGTTTTACATTACTCTTTTGGTGGGAGAAGGTCCTTTTGTTAGGACCTTTTCTTTTTTTTATGTATATTGCTCACAATTTTTAAATAAAATTTATTATGGACTCATTTATAGAAAGAGTTAAACAATCATTTAAATGGAAAAAATCTTCTGAGTATTCAGCTGAAAAGCTTGGTATAACAGTAGATGATTATGAAAAGTTAAAGTCTTGGATTAAATCTACTGATACAGTAGAAGGAGGAAACTCTTCATATGAATATAATTTAGAAAAAGGAGAAGCAAAGTTAGAAGCTGTATGTTCATCTGAACCAAAAACTCCTGAAGAAATAATAGATCTATTAAAAATAGATACAACTCAATGGAAACTTTCAAGTTATTGGAATAAACAAATGGGAGATCATTGGAGAGTATCTGCAATGGTTACAAAATTAAAAGCAGATGAGATAAGTGATATTAAAGAGCTTTTAAAGAATTTTAAACCTAAAACTTTTAAGATACCAAAAAGAATAAAAACTCCAGGCAAAACTAAAACAGCTGGAGTTTTGTCTTTACAGGATATACATTTTGGTAAAGAGGGTAATGAAACTATAGATAAAGACTTTGAAGAAACCATTATAGATTTAATAGATAGAGCAACAAACTCACATCACTTAGAAAAATTATTTTATGTAGTTGGTGGTGATTTAATAAATATGGATACATGGAGTGGTACTACTACATCAGGCACTCCTTTAGATAATTGTATGACAGCTACTGAAGCATATGTACAAGCATTTGATGCTTTACATTGGAGTATTAATTATTTAAAACAATACTGTGATGAGTTGCAAGTTATATATATTCCAGGTAATCATGATAGATTATCTTCTTTTCATTTAGCTCATGCATTATCTAAATGTTTTGATAATCCAAATATTCTTTGGGATGTAGTTTATTTAGAAAGAAAAGTGCATACATATGGAGATAACTTTTTTGCTTTTGAACATGGTGATGTAAATACTAAAAATTCTTTACTATTATATTCTATGGAGTTTCCTAAACAATGGGGTGATACAATGTTTAGAATACTACATACTGGTCACTTGCATCATAAGAAAAAAATTGAATATGTTACACAGCATGATAACTTTGGATTTATGATGAAAATTCTACCTAGTTTATCTAGAACAGATTATTATCATTATCATAATAAGTTTGTAGGATCAAGAAGATCAGGACTTTTATCTTTACATTCTCCAAATAAAGGTGAAATATGTGAATTAACTTACTCTCCTGAATAACCATGAATAATTTTTATTACTCCTATATTTTTTGTAAATTATAATGTATACTAAGTATGATTAATAATTTTAAAATACCTAACTTAAATAAACCTAGATATAGAGAGAAGGTATTTGGATTATTAAATAATAGTTTAATAGAAGAATTTAAGGATAAATATCCTATATATTCTGATATTGATAATACTAAGTTAAAGAACATTATAAAATGTTTTAATGGGAAAGTGTGGGAGAATGTAATAAAAAATAGAAATGGAGTTCAATTACCTGATTCATTAGGTTATTTATTTATAGGAACATGTCCATCTCCAAAGAGTGTAAATACTGATTATGCTTTATCTAAAAAGTATGGTAAGGTTATACAAAATAAAAATTGGGATACAGATGGAAACATTGGAAAGATTTTTTATACTAACTACTCTACTAAGTACCGTTTTAAAAATAGAGAACTTTGGCAGTTTGTTGCCATAAGACAGTTTAAAAGAGCAGTTGCAAAACTTTATCCTAAGAATTGGAAAAAGTATATTGTGATGAAAAATAAACTGAGAGTAGCAGACATGTATAAAAAACAGAACAATGACAAAAATAGGTGATGTTATTTCTAGAGTAAGAGGTCAAGTAAAAGCAGAGGTTCAAGATGCTTTTGTAACAGATAGATATATTTACAGTTTACTTTTAAAGTTTGCTCAGTTATTAATGAGAAGACAAGATAATGCAAACAAACTAATTAAGTTTAATAGTGTTTGGGAAACCTTACCTCTTCTTGAATTAATTGATGTAGATAAAGTAGAAGCAGAATGTAGTGGTATTAGAAGTGGTGTTAAAATTAAAAGAACAAAACATAAGCTACCTACATTTTTTGAAGGTTATTGGGGACCACTAATTAGAACTATTAGTTCATTAGATGGATCTATAGAGGTGCAACCTACCTATCCTGGTACATATGCCTCAATGACTAAGACTACATCTTTTAGATATAATAATAATAAATACTATTGGTTTCTTAATGGTCACATATATTTACCTAATGTAGAGTGGGATGCAATTAAATTAGAAGGAGTATTTCAAGAAGATATTTCTACTTATACATGTGATAAATCTGATGATTGTCTTCCTAGACGTGAACAACCTTTTAATGTACCTGAATTTTTATTTGCAGAGATAGAACAACAAGTGTTACAAATAATTTTAAATACATTGCAAATACCATCTGAAGATTCTGATAATAAATTAAATCCCCATAGATAATGAGTGTATCACATAAATATAGAACATTTGATCAACTTCTAGAAGATGTAACTGTTGATTTTCAATCATATGCTTTAGAGGGTATGGTAGAACCTCAACAATTAATAAAGGTAGCTATAAGGGTTAACTATGATTTAGGGTTAAGAATAAATAGAACTAAAGAGGTAATAGTAGATGTTGAACATGGTAAAGGTCAATTACCTTCAGATTTTTATACATTAAATTATGCTTTTGTTTGTGATGATTATCAAGTATCTCAAGCTTTTCCTAGTGGTACACATATAGATACTACTCAAGCTAAATATACTCCTGCACCAGGAGAGCAAGGACCATGTGAAGATCCAGAGTGTAAAGATGTATGTACAATAAAAACTTGTCCTGAAGAAGACCGTAAAGGACGTGTAACATTTAAATCAGAGTATATGGTTGTGCAAAAATATAGTCCTACTCAGTATAGAACATATACAAGATTTTATCCTTTACGCATTACAGAAACAAGTCATGTTGATTGTGATTGTCCTAATTTAAATACAACATCTCATAATCAAGCAGAGATAAAAGATGGATACTTATTAACTACTTTTACAACAGGCACAGTATATATGAGTTATCAAGCTACTATGGAAGATTCTGCTGGTGATTTATTAGTATTAGATCATCCTTATTGTAATGAATATTATGAGTATGCTCTTAAACAAAGAATATTAGAAAATATGTTATTTGCTGGAGAAAATGTATCTCAACAATTAGGATTAATAGAAGGAAGATTAAGAGCAGCTAGAAACAATGCTTTAGGTTTTGTTAATACCCCAAACTTTGAAGAAATGAGAAAGTTCTATGAAGTTAGTAGAAGAGCAGAATATAATAAGTATTATGATATGTTTAGAAGTCATCCACCTGTAAATATTTATTAGTATCTAAATTATGGCTAAAAAAAGAAAAGCTAAACAATCTAGACCAGGAGCAGCAAAACAACAGAATACATCTTCTGTTGAATCATCTATGGTAACCAAAGGTATGGTAAAAGATACTGATGGTCTTTATCATAATAAGCAAACTTGGAATCATGCTATAAATCTTGTTAATCATTCTACTGAAGGTAATATAGGTACAGTAGGTAATGAACCTGCTAATTATAAATGTGCAGATGTACCAGGTATTGTTATAGGTGCAATACATTTATATGGTGATGAATGGATTATATTTAGTGTAGATGGACTTTTATCTCACATTGGTAGATTTAATGAAAGTGAATGTATTTATACAAGTTTAATAGTAGATGCTTGTTTAAGTTTTAGTACAGATCATTTAATTACAGGTGCTGCAAAAGAAAATTATGATTGTTCTTATCAGATATATTTTGATGATGGTTTAAATCCATCACGTACAATTAACTTAGATAATATTCCATATGTACAAGAAATTGTTTCTGCACCAGGTGATCCATGTGTAGAGTTTGCTCCTGTAACACCTTTACAATTAGATTGTGAAAGAATCAGATTAGCACCACTTATTGATGTACCTTGTGTTAAGTTAAGTAAAGCTCCTGAAGCTGGTTCATTAAGAAATGGTTCATATCAAGTTTTTATTGCATATACAGTAAATGATCAAAAGATTGGTGATTACTATGGTATATCCAATGTACAATCATTATGGACACATGAGGATACAAGTAGTTCTTTAATTATAGATATAAGTAATTTAGATTCTCAATTTGATTTTTTTGAAATTGTTATAGTAAGCAATGTAAATATGGAAACGTCAGCAAGACGTTTAGGTTATTATAGTATTGGTGATACTAGTTTACCTATGACTATTAAAGTTGACTTTATAAATCAAAAATTACAAGCTGTTAATTTAGGAGATCTTCCTGCTAGAAATCCTGCTTATGAAAAATCTAGCAGAATGTTTGTAGTAAATGATTATTTAATTAGATCTGAACCTACAGAACAGTTTGATTTTAATTATCAACCTCTTGCTAATAGAATACACACTCATTGGGTTTCTGTTCAATATCCAGCAGATTATTATAAGAAAGGCGGTAATAAACCTACATTTATGAGAGATGAGGTTTATGCATTCTTTATAAGATTTATATATAATACAGGAGAAAGGTCTGCATCTTATCATATACCAGGTAGAAGAAATGAAGCATTAGTTGGATTTAATAGTAATCCATTAGCAGCACCAACTTTTGATACTGTCATAGGTGGTGATATAAATGCTCTAGATACAACTGATCAATTATTTAAAGTATATAATACAGCTGATGCATTTAATGTAGGTTCACTTCCACAAGACCCACAAGCTCAAGCAAGTATAGATGATGGTGGAGTTATAATAGGACGTGGTCATATGGGATATTGGGAATCTACAGAACTATATCCACAAGATCCAGAAAGATGGAATTCTAATGTTGGTATAGATGATTTTGATTTATGTGGTAAACCTATTAGACATCATAAGTTTCCAGATGAAAGTATAAGTCCATCAACACAGCTATCAACACCTGATGGTAGATTTATAAATATACTAGGGGTTAGGTTTATGGATATTGCTTGGCCAAGAGATAATGATAATAATCTTATACCAAATATAGTAGGTTATGAAATCTTAACAGGATCAAGAGAAGGTAATAAATCTATTATTGCTAAAGGTATTATGAAAGATACCATAGGTTATACACCTCAAGATGGTGGTGGATCTGAGGGTTCTACTGTAAATGTATTACCTAATTATCCTTATAATGATAGACAAGTAGATCCTTATCTTACATCAGGAGCTGCTGCAACAAACTTTTTAGGTCAAGTTGGACCAACAGGATTTCCAGGAAATAGTCCTAATGGTCCAGATTTTAATACAACTCCAGGTTTGACTATAGATCAAACAGCTAGGTATCATACATTTCATTCTCCTGAAACAATGTTTAATGATATTTATTTAAATCCTTCAGAAGTTAAAATATATGGTAATATTTCAGGAACTTCAAGTGGACAGTTTATACCTTCAGAAGAACATCCAGGACATATTTTATTAAGAAACATTGCAGCATTAGTTGCATTATTTATAGGTGTAGGATATGCATTTCATTCTATGCGTGGATCAACAAATAGAAAAATTGATGGTGGTAAAATATTATCTCTAGGTCAACGAGGTATAGCTGGTGGATCTGAGGTTAATACTTTGGTACAGGGAGTTTTAGTAGGAGGAAATGGAACATCAGGTACTTCTGGTAATATTAATACTAACGTTACAGGTGGTGAAGCTCCTATTAATCCTGCTGCTATTGGAGGTGGTCAAGCACCAGGAATTGGTGCTAATGCAGGACTTGCAGCAACAGCAGATGCTGCTGAAACTGGTGCTACTACTACACTTAGATCTGGTTTAAGTCTTGTTGCTCCATTGGGTGGTGATGGTGCAGCATTTGATATTGCATATCCAACATGGTCAGCAGCTGCAAATGGTTCTTGGGCTGCAGTTCCAGGTGCATTAGGTCCAAGCTCTACTGTAGAATTAACAGGAAGTAGATTTGGATCAATGCCAAATGCATTTCAAATTATATCAGGTTTATATACGTTTTTAAATTTTACAGCTACTGGAGGTCAAGAAATTGTTGATCTTATTTATAACTTAAGTAAACCTAGAGTGTATGCTTATAAATATAACTCTCATGGTTTTTATAGATCTTTTAATACTTATAATCCTGCTGTAGATAGTGGTGGAGCTATAGCAAATACAGTAAGATATAATGTTGATGCATCAAGATATATTAAGAATAGTATTTCATCTTTATTTGATTCAACTGCTGGTAATACGGTAACATATCAAAATTTATTTAGACCAGCTACAGTTGCATTAATTACACAGAATCCTGTAACATCTAATCCAGCTGTAGGAGCTGATGGTTCTAAGTTTATAATAGGAAATTTTGGAGGTTGGTCTAATCCTAGTACACCAGTGCAGAGTCCTATTTCAACTAATTATGCTGCACTAAAAATAAACTTTGATAATCAATATGGTCAATTAGATTCAATAAGACAAATACCTATTAAAGGTTGTGTGCAACATTTTAGAGATCAATTTTATAGAGATGAGAATGATGTATATCAACCTATAGATATGACTACTGTAAGTACTTTAACTGAGTTTACTACAGGAGTTTTATTTGGTGGTGATACTTATATAAATAGATATACTGAAAAATCTATTATGCCTTTCTGGTATGACTTCTTAAAAGGAGAGCCAGATATGATAGGTTATGATTACAGATTAAAAAGTAATATACCTTTTCCTAGATTCTGGATGGATACAAATAAGTATAGATTAGATGAAATGGTTAAACCTCTCATGAATCTTAACTTTAATTTTTCTACTGCACTACCTAATGATTATTGGCATTTAGATAGAGATCCTGTTTCAACATTTAATGTTGGTGGTGCTTCAGGTTTTGGTAATGATATAGGTGGTCAACAAGGCCCACAACAAGGGGGAAATTTTGGTTTTCAAGGTCAGCAAAATGTTCCTACTAGTGGAAACGTACCAGGAGGTTTATTTGTATTAGGTAATGCATACATGTATACACACTGTAGTGGTATAAATGATTTTTTTGTAGAGTCTAGTATGAATCTTGATTTTAGAGACTTTGAAGATCCGCCAGAAAAAAGATTTTATGATTATGCTACATATACAGATGTAAAACAATTATTTCATGCTGACATAATAAAGATGGGTAACTTTTATAAGTATGATCCATCATTAAGTATTGACAGATTCTTTACTAAACTAATTTCTTTTGGTGAAATACAACCACGTGATTATAATCCTGAAGTAGCAGAAACTTGTTATACATATTATCCTAAAAGACTTATCTATTCTTTACAAGCACAGAAAGAATCTAAAAGAGATTTCTGGAGAGTTTTCTTACCATTAAACTATAATGACTTTAAAGATAGAGTAAATACTATCAAACCTATTTCTGAATATGGTGCATTAATTTTATTCCCTAGATTATCACCAATGCAGTTTAGAGGTGTTGATTTAGTTACAACTGATTTAGGTACAAAGATAACACTTGGTGATGGAGAGTTATTTAATATGAAAAACTTAAAGAACGTTGTTAACTCTGATGTATCACATGAATATGGATCTTGTGAAAGCTCAAGAAGTGTTCTTAATACTCCTAGTGGTGTATTCTATATATCACAAGAGCAAGGTAAGATATTCCAATATGATGGTAGAAGTTTAGTTAATATTGCAAACTTTGGAATGAAGAACTGGTTTAATAAATATTTACCATCTAAATTATTACAATCATTTCCTGGTATAGAAGATTATCCAGAGTATAGTGATAATCCAGTTAATGCTGCAGGTTGTCAAACAGTTTATGATATTAATAATGATATTGTTTATTTCTGTAAAAAAGATTATATACCTAAATCAGAACTTAAAGAATGTATTGAATTTGATCCTGAGTTAGGTTTTGTATATAATATAACAGAATGTGAAGGAGCAGCACAAATAAGTGAATGTCCTGATGGATTTACTTTTAATAATGCAACAGGTCTTTGTGAGAGAACTTTTCAAGATGAAGCATTTAGTGTACAAGTATTAGATACGGAAGTTGTATTAGCTCAACAAGTAGGTAATCCTCTTGTAGTACAAAGACAGCAAGTTTGGAGATATGGAAAAGATTGTCCATTAATTATTAATAGATATAATGGAAATGGTGTACCTGTTGATGCAGCAGGTAATGTTTCTACAAATATTCAGGATGTAAAAATGATTAATGGTGCTAATAATACTAATCATCAATCATGTACTGCATCACCATCAGGATATGGAAATGGATGGTGGGTTGATATGCCTGCACCTGGTGGTCAAACTGGTGTTGTAAATCAGTTATCTGTATGGGCTTTTGATAATTTAGGAAATTCAGTTGCTTCTTTACAATATAATTTTGCAGTTACTATAGATGGTAATGAACCAAATTTTAACTCAGATCCTAATTTTCCAGGAACTTTACCTTTATATGTTCTTTTAGCTGGAGATAATAGTTTTACATTATCAACAGATATTAATGGTGCTGGTTTTAATACAGTTGTAAATGTTGATCCAAATGGAGCTACAGGTGCAGGAACAATGTTTGGTACTGCTGGTTATATTGAAAATAACTTAGAGCCTATATGTCCTGATGGTGGATGTTCTAATTACACAATGCAATATGGTGATGATAGTGTTCCATATCAAAGAGCATTTATATATAGAATTAATTTACCTATAGGTTGTACTAAGATTAGAGCTGTTGCTAATGATAATAGCACTCCTGGTGCTTTTGCATGTGCTCTATTTAATAATACAGAACAAGAGTTAATAGATTCTAATAATTTAGAAGAATTAAATGATATATTTAGAAGTGATACAGGTCAAGCATTTCAAAATGCAGCAAGATTTGTTTGTCCACCAGGATATGCTACTGTAACTACACCACCTTTTTCAGAAGAATGTCCTGACTGTCAAAGATTAGTTGAAAGTTTTGAATTAGTTTGTGGTGAAGGTGGAACACTTATAACATTACCAAGTGGTGATGATATATGTGAATATTTAGAAACAGTAGATCCAGAAAAAGTTGATCAAGTTATACCAATAGATTTAACTGATAGTACTTATTTTGATGATGTATCATGGACTGTAAGTTTTGATCCTAAAACTAAATCTTGGGTATCATTCCATGATTGGCATCCTGATTTAACATTTAATAGTATTGATCATTTCTTAACTACAAAAGAAGGTAATAGAATAGCACCACCTAGTATAGTAGAGGGTGATATTTGGGAATGTCCGCCAGGTTATACTCCAATATCTTTAGCAGATGGTACACCTGCATGTAGAAATATTAATAACCCAAGTGATATTATACCTCTAGAAGCAGGGTTATCTACAGGTATTTGGAAACATAATGATAGAAATGATTTATTTGTAAATTTTTATGATGAAGACTACCCATGGGAAATAGATTTGATAGAATCTACAGGTATTAATGTAAACACAGTTAGAAGTATAGAGTATGAATTAGAATCATATGTATATAAAAACTTTCATCCTTCTGATCCATTTAATGGTTCTGATAGATTCCATAGATTAGATTTTAATTTTGATGAAGCTATTATATATAACTCAGAGCAAGTATCAGGTTTATTAAAACTTAATATATCTCCTAAAAATAATGCACCTTTGTTAACTACATATCCTATTATTGGTCTTGCTGATATACAAATTTTATATTCTAAAGAAGAACAGAAGTATAGATTTAATCAGTTTTGGGATATTACAAATGATAGAGGTGAGTTTACAAATACAGAAAATTCAATATTTATAACAAGACTAAACGGTTATGTTAAAGATCTTAATGCTGTTAATTTAAATTATAATAAACTTGAATTAGAGCATAAGAAGTTTAGACATTATCAAAATAATATTATATTTAGAAGAACTCGCTCAGGTAATACCAAGATGTTATTAAAAATAAGTAATACTAAATTAAATTTATCATTTAGATAATGAAAAAATCATTTTACAAAAAGACGCGTAAAGGTTTACCAGGTGGACCAAATGAACAGGTAAGCATAATAGAAGGTTCTATAAGCATGCAAGGATATAAGTCTGATAGTCCTGATGTAAATAATGATTTTAATATTATACCTACTGGTAATATAACTATGGAAGATGTTGATTTCTCTGTATTAGGTATAGATAATTTAGGTAATAGTAAAATAATGATGCCAGGTGCTGATTATATTTTTCCAGGTAATATGGTTTTTGAAATACCAATGGCACAAGTTGGTGAAGAGTTATCTGAAGAAGAAAATACTATATCATATTTATCTGAAAAGTTATTAGATTTACAAGATAACATTGGTACTTATTTAAATAATCCAGGTCAAAGAGCAAAAGATTTTTCTGATAGTGAAGAGCAATTAGCAAATATTGATAATTTAAGACATTCTATGGCAGGTAGATTTGCTGCTGAAGAAATACAAAATAAAATAAAAGATATTCCTAAAGTAGGTGGATTTCTAGATAAAATAGGAGTAGATAAACTTGCAGGATTTCTTGGTTCAAATCTTCTTGGAATAGGTCATGAAGCTACTACATTGCTTGAAGATAATAGACCTATCTTAGCAGCTCTACAAGAAAGTGGAGAAGATGTAATTAATAATCTTATTGGATCAGTTATAGGTTCAACAGATATGAGTCCTGAGAAGAAAACTAATATATTAACTTTTCTTTCAGATAATAATCTTATGCCAGATGGATATGTGCAAACTGATGCAGATGCTTTAGAGAATGTATATTTAAAAAATCCAAAGGGTTCTATAAAACAATTTGGAGGTGACTCAACAAATCAAATGTCTAATGAAGCAATGGAAATACTTAATAGTTATGCAGATGCTTCAAAATTAGAACAAGATATAGTTGAAGGTAAAGTAACAAATCCAGAAGTTATTGAGTATGTTAACACACTTAGAGTAACTGGTGTACCTGAAATGTATCCAGGTGCTAATGAAGATTTAAAAAAGTTTTATGATGGTTTACCTACAGATAGGAGAATTAACACAAATTTTACTGGTGAACAAATTGCTGATGCTGCAGAAAAATTATATGAAGAAAAAACTGATATAACTAGAGGTCCTGCTGGTAAAAAAGAAAGACTGATTAGTACATTATTTCCTGCAACAAATTGTTACTTTGATAATACTTGTGTTCAAGCTGTTAAGGATATATATAAAGAAGCTGATATAGAATCAAACATTCCTGATGATGTATATGATAATAGAACCTTTTTTGAAAATTATAAGAGTTATGGATATGAACTTATAGAAGATCCTAATGATTTACAAAGAGGAGATATATTACAATATTATTTTCCAGCTAGAGATGCTTTTACTGTAGAAACACTTTTTAATGATATTGAGATAGAAGCAATGGGTGATTATCCTTTTCACATAGGTGTATATGTAGGAGATGAAATGTACATTAGTGATCCTGATGAAAATAATCCTTTAACTAAAACTAACATTTATAAGGATGAGCAAGGTAAAGAAAAACCACCATTTCAAATATTTAGAAAAGTAGATAACAAATTAGCTGAGAAAAAAGTTGGTGTTGAATTAAGAAAAAATAAAAATCAAAAAACTTTAGAACTAATTAAGAAATTTAAAGGAGGAGAGAATATATCTAGTGCAGGTAAACAATATCTTAAAGAACTAGGATATATTAGATAGTCTCATATTTATTTAGTATATTATAATTGTACTCTAAACATTATGAATTTGAAATCAAATAACAAAACTTTAGAAGTTTATAAACATGGAGGAGATAACTTTATATTTCCTGTAGGTGGTGGTTATGTCTATCAACCTAGTATGTACTGTCCTTCTTCTTGTGCACAAACAGGTAAAGAACTTTCTATAGATAAAACAAAAGGATTTATGCTTGATAATAAACCTTTAGTTGAAGAATCTACACAATATGATCCAAATGAGATATTTAAAAGATTAATATATGCTGAATCAAACTTTAATCCTAAAGCTAAATCTAAGGTAGGTGCAAAAGGTATAGCACAATTTATGCCTGATACATTAGGAGAGTTAAGAAGATTAGGTTTTACTGATAAAAGTTTTGATGTATTTGATGCTAATCAAGCTATTCCTGCAGCAAAAAAATATTTTGATTGGATACAAGATAGACCATATTTAGCAAAAGGTACATCAGAAGTTCAATTAGCTAAAGCATTAATAGGTTATAATTATGGTGTAGGTAATACTAAAAAACTTTTAGAAACAATTAAAGATGATACTGATATATATAATAATCTTGATTGGTTAGAGGATGCAAGAGTACCTGAAGAAAGTAGAAACTATGTTTATAAAATATTAAATTTAGATGTAAATAAAAACTTTAATAAAGAAAGTGATTCTGTTTATGATATAGAAAAATTTAATACTGACTATAAAAAAGCATTAGATAATTTTACTTTTCCTGAATTTGAAGATGGTGGAAGTTTAATAAAATATCAAGATGCTGGTGAAAGTATAAACCTTAATACTAATGTTGGTAATGAACCACCAAATGAAGGTGAAACTATAAATGCTTATTATGCTAGAATTGGTTTTACTCAAATGCAAAAAGAAGGTGAACAAGGTAACTTTGTATGGAATGGTACTAGTTTTGTTCCACCTGCACAATCTAATGATACTTCAGATGATGCTTCAGAAGATGCAACAACAGATAATACAGTAGATAATACTACAGATAATACATCTAATCAAAATGTTTCTGAAGATGTAACACAAAATGTAGATCCTAGTAAAAGACAACAAAGAGATCAAGCAATACAATTGTTTATGTCTACTGGTATGAGTAGAGAAGAAGCTATTTCTAAACTAAAAGAATCAGGAGCATATGATATAAATGTAAATGATGAAGGTCCTGCATTTACTAATATATATGAAGGATTGGATAGTCCTTTGCTTGATGTAGCAAACTTTGCACAGAATGTTATTAAAGAATTTAATCCATCAAGTTATATTCAAGATAACAGTCCTGAAAAATATCAAAAGACTACATATAGTAATCCTACGGACGAAACTATGTATATTAATCCTTTTGATAATAAACAACTTTTAAATAGACAACAAACTGAGAATGTTTTAAAAAGAGATTTTTATAAACAAAGAAGTCAAATGGCTCCTAATTTATTTTCTCCAGTTACTGTAGATGAACAAGGTAATACTTATTATGATTCAGAGACAGGTGCTCTTTTACCTGGTGATATAGCAGAATCAGCTCAACCTGGTGCACAATATATAGGTATAAAAAATGAAGATCCTAGTAAAGTATCAGCTACAATATATAATGTTGGTACAGGTGATAAACCAGATTTAGCAGTTAATCCTTATGATAGAAGTAATCCTACGGATATTCAACAAAGAACAAGAATAGCTACTGAAGAAGAACTTGAAAATATTAGGTATGGTGGATTTTTAACTGGTAAAGATTTTTTTACAAAAGAGTTAAAGAAAAAAGTTGGAGGTGGTATAATGTATTCTGATATGATGACAGATTATATGCCTATGAATTTTGCAGATATGGTAGAAATGCAAGGAGGTGGTGAAGACGTTATAACAGAAGAAACTGCATTTTTAACTCCAAGAGAATTAAAGTTAATGGATGAATCTGGATCATTACCATTAAGATATAAAAGAAGAGGTTTTGATAAGATTGGTACTAAAGTTACATCAGATAAAAAAGAATATGATTTTATGATGCTTCTTAAAAAAGGAGATAAATTTAAAATTGTATATGGTAATACTCCATCTAATACACAATTAGCTAAAGCTCAAGGTGGTACTGAGTTTGAATTTTTTGATCCAACTTTTGGTAAAAATGATAGAGATGGTGACGGTATTCCAGATACTATAGATGTAGATGCAGGTACTGGTACAGGAGTAAGTGTTGTTGAAAGTGCACAAATGGGTCCACCTGAAATGGATATGTCAATGTTTGAATCTGAAGAGGATGTAGAAGAACCATCTGTAGAAGAACCACAAGCTACAGTTGAAACATCTTATGGTGATACATTAGGTGATCAAATATATAATAGATTTAATCAGTTTAGAGACAGTAAAGGTTTTCAAAATTTTGAAAAAGGATCTAAAGTTGCTGTAGAAGGTGCAAAAGTTTTAAATAAATTATTAGAACAAAGACAAAGAGATAGAGCAGATGCTGAGTCAGAATTACAATTAGCAGATGCTCAAAATATATTTGGTAGTACATTTGCAGATGACCGTGGTGATTATGATGTTAATACTGGTTTATTTAGAACTGATGATAAAACAATAAGTAAAATGGCACAAGATGGTACTGAATCAAACTCAATAATGGATATGTTTGCACAACAAGCAACAAAATTAGATGTTGGTGATACTAACTTTAGTATGGGTGATTATACATCTAAGTATCCTAAACAGTCTTACAATAAGTCTTATTATAATACTTTTAATCAAGGCTCACTTATTGATCTTGCAACACAAGAGCTTATGAAATCACAAATGCCTACTATAACTACAGATCAAAGAATTGCTGATGAAGGTTTTGAAAGTATGAGTGCAGAAGAGCAAGAAGCATATTGTGCAGCTAATCCACGTGATTGTAGATATAGACAAAGAAAACAAATAGGTTTTAATGTAAAAAACAAAGATGGAGATAATGAGTTTACATTACAACAAAGAAATAAAGTAGCAAGCACTGACATGGGTTCTATAATGAGTAGACTAGGTGTAACAAAAGATTCAGATTCATTAATACCATTTGTAGGTGCTGATGCAAATTTGAATTTATTAGATGCATTTAATAGATCAGGTAGAATAAGTGCAGATCTTTTTGCAAAAGGCAAACTTGGTGTTGATTTAAATCCTAATCTTAAAGAAGATCCTGAGCTACATGCTAGAGGTTCAGTTGGAGTAAGAGGTAACTTAGGATTTGATATGGGTAGAAGGGGGTCACAATTTAGTTTTATACCTTCTGCTAGTTATAAATTTGGAGATGGTGATTCTTCAGGTCTTAACTTAGGGTTAGGTGCACAAACAAGAATACCAATAGATAATACTGATTTAAGATTATTTACAGATGCTCAGTATAATCCTTCATCAAAAAGTATGATACCTACAATAGGTGCATCTGTTACATTTGAAGATGGTGGTGATGTTGTAGATATAGATGAAGCAATGTTAGAAGAATTAATGAAAGCTGGTGCTGACATAGAAATATTATAATTATGGCTAAGATTAAAATAAATAAATTACCAGAAGGATATATGATAAGAGATGGTAAAGTTGTAAAAGCATTTTATCATGGTGGATCTAATTATATGCCTGGTATGGGTGGAATGCAAATGCCTGTTCAAACTTCTGTAACTAAAAATACTATTGGTCCTGTTCCACGTGATATGGCTAATCTTGAAGCTGAGAAAGGAGAAACAGTATTAACTGATCTTAATAATGATAACTCAATGGAGTTATATAATATTAGTGGTAAAAGACATACTGAAGGTGGTACTCCTTTAAGTTTACCAGAACAATCATTTATTTATTCTGATACTGCTAAAATGAGATTAAATACAAGTGAGTTAGCTGAACTTGGTATTAACTCTAAAAAGAAAATGACTCCAGCTGCTGTATCTAAAAAATATCAATTAAATAAATATATAGGTTTATTAGATGAAAACTTTTTTGATCCTATTACAGAAAAAACTGCAGACTTGATGCTTCAGAAAAATAAAATGAAGTTATCTCAATTAGCATTTATACAAGAAAGAAAGAAAGACTTTGAAGAAGGTGTACCTTTAGCATCATATCCTTATTTAGTTTCACAAGATATAGATCCTATTGAGTTTTCTATGAAAGTAGAAGATCTTAATAGACAACAAGCTGAACTTAAAATGATTGATCAATTACCAGCTGATCAAAGAGAGCAAGTCTTAGCAATGCGTGAGTTCATGCAACAAGCACAACAAATGCCACAACAAATGGTTGCAGCACAACAAGCAACACAAGGTCAAAATCCTATGATGGGTATGGCACAAGGTATGATGAACATGGCACAAGATGGAAATGCTGAAGATAAAGGAAACCTTGGAGACGTTGCACCAATAGGTCCTAGTTATGGTAGTCTTAGTCCATTTGAAAAAGCTAATTATGCATTTAGTCCTTCTATGTATGAAGCAAGTTTAAGAACAAATAGATTAGAAGCACCTGAAATGTTTGCACCTGGTAAAATTGCAAAAACTTTTAAAATAGGAAAGTTTATATATGATAAAGCAAGTGAGTATTTAAATCCTGGTGATAAAGCTGAAGATTCTATAACAGAGTTACAACAAACTAATCCTGCAACATTTGGTAGATTTGGTGTAGAGATGGGTGGTTCATATCCTGGTATGCAAATGACTATGGAAAATGGGTTACCTATATTTCAAGGTGATGAAGGTTCAAGTGAGGTAGATAGAGAAGTTGTTGAAGGATCTACGAAAAGAACAGAAAGTTCTGATCCAGATATAATGAGAAAATTAATTCTTAAAGATCCTAATGGTAGTTTAACACTAGATAATTTTAAAGATGAGTATAGAGATGCATTTGAAGAAATGTATAATAATACTATAAATCTTGATCCTAATGCTTTACCAAGTTGGATTTCTAAAGAAAATCTTGAAAAAACAAAGATAAAAGATACATATACTAGTTTTGATAAATGGGCAGATGAATTCTTTGGATTTAACAGACAGTTAAAAGTTATAGAAAAACATTTAGATAAATTACCTGGCTATAATGCAGATAAACATTCATCTTATGAAGAGTATCTTGCAGATCCAGAAATACAAAAGAATTTAAACTCAAGTAGAGGAGAGTTTAATTTTGATGATTTAACAAAAGCTGCATATGAAGCAGAAGGTTTAGATCCTGCTACTGCAGTTGCACAAGGTAGTGATGCAGTAGGTAGGTATCAAACAACATATAATATCTATAATGATATGCAAAGAAATGCTGATAGTCCTTATGGTCAAGCATTAAGTAATCTACCTATACAACCACAAGGTTTTAATCCTGATGAAGAGAATCCTAATGTATCTGCAGTAGACTTTTTTGCAGGATCAGCAACAGCAGGTCAAACTAGAGGTGCAATTAATGTTACTGAAGAAACAATACCAGATGACGGTGAAGATATAGAGGTAGAAAAAGAAATAGATGATAACATTACAATACCTACAGATCAATATACACCATTTTGGATGCAAGATCAAATGAATATAAATCAAGCTATTGCTAATAAGAATGCAATCAATAGATATGATCCTATTAAATTATCTTATGATCCAGAACAAATAGACCTTGTATTTAAAGATCCTACTAGAGAAATTGCTGCTATTGGAGAACAAGCTGATTTAGCTGGACGTGGTGCTATGGCTTTTGCAGGTCCTAAAAAAGCACAAGCAATATTGAGTAGAGCTCAAGGTATAGCTGGATCACAGATAGCTGATACATTAGCAAGAGTTCAAGATTATAATATTAACACTGCTAATCAAGGTGAAAAGATAAATGCTCAAGCTAGATGGAATGCACAAGTACTAAATAATCAAGCATTAAAAACATTTATAGATGAAACTAATACAGCTAATCAAAACTTTGATAATGCAATGATTGCTGCAAATACTCAGATAAATAAACAAATAGCTAATGCTTATACTAATGCTGCTAATACATATAATATGAATACTTTGTATGATCAGTTTAATATTAATCCAGGTCAAGCAGGTGTTATTAATTTTACAGGTGCAACTCAAGATCCAACTGGCACACAGCCTGGAGCAGATTATATGGCTAATTTAGATGAAGCATATAAACAAGCAAAAGTAAATGATCCAGATTTATCTTATAAAGATTTTGCAGATGTATATATGAAAACAAATCCTCAATCAAGTTCAACATCATCAAGAGATCAACTTGCAGCTTTGATTAATCAAGGAGGTTATGGTGGTAATCAAGTTGATGATGAAGATACAGGTAAAAGAGGTAAAGAAATGAAGAAGAAAAAGAAAAAGAAACGTAGATATTACTATTATTAAACCTAAAGAGTTTATTTAATATCTTTTTCAAACCTAATAAATTTTAGTATTTTTGATATATGGCAACTTATTTACCTAACGTACAAGATTTTATACCAGAGATTGAAGCATTCACCCCTGACTATAAATTTTTAAATGACGTACTGAAAGTTAGACAAGACAGATACAGTAGTAATTTTAAATCTATTAATGATTTATACGGTAAAGTTTTATATTCTAATCTAACTGCAGAAGATAATATAAATAAAAGAAATCAGTATGTAGAACAAATTGCACCTAGACTAAAACAAGTTGCTGGTTTAGACTTATCATTAGCAGAAAATGTACAAACTGCAAAAGGTGTATTTGCTCCTTTCTATGAAGATAAAGATATATTAAAAGATTTAGTCTTTACCTCTACAGCTCAAAATCAAATGAAACTAGCTAATAGTTATAGAGATAGTGATGATAGAGCTACAAGAGAAAAGTATTGGTCTCCTGGTGTAAAAGCAATTCAATATCAAATAGAAGATTTTAAAAATGCAAAACCTGAAGAAAGATTAGCTATGTCTAATCCTAGATTTGTACCTGATGCAGATCTTATTGAATTAGGATTAGCTGCATTAAAAGATTCTGAAATGTCTATTAGTAATGTACAGTTTAGTCCTGATGGTAAATGGATTATATCTACTAAGAATGGTCAACAGCTTCTTAGCCAACCTGTAATGAATGCAGATGGTACTATGTCTTTTAAAAATCCTGCAGCTGATTTTGTTGCAGAAACATTATTAGATGACCCAAGAGTTCAAGAAGCATATAATGTTGAGGCTTATGTTAATATGAGAGACTTTTTAAAACAAAATGAAGCTAATTTTGGTAGTAGAGAAGAAGCACAAAAAGCTTGGGCTAGTCAAGTTTTAGGAACTACACAAGATCAATTAATTTTAGAGAATGCTTTAATTAATACTGAATTAAATAATGCTGAAATATCTGCAGATGAGTGGAATGAATATAAAAAACAATATGGTATAGTACCTGGTAGCATGCAAGAAGATGCTTATGAAAAAGCAATGTATGAGAAAGAATTACTTTTTAAAGCTAAACAAAGTAAAATACAAAGAGCTGTATCAAATGCAAATCCTGCAAATAATATAAATGCTTTACTTAACACTGCATATAAAGCATATGGATCACAAAGAATTAATAGAGATATAGAAGCTGCAGCACAAGCTTATGCTAATATAGATGCAGAAGTAAAATATGAAGCTAATCCATATTTTAAAGCAGATTTTGAAAATAAATTAAAAATGCAACTAGAGATTTTTAAGAACTCAATACAAGCAGCTGCTCTTGAAACATCACCAGAAAATAAAGTTAATATTCCTAGTATTACACCTACTACAGATGAAAAATTTATACAAGAAAGAGAAGAAGTTGATCCAGATAATTTAACTGATGATCAAACAAAATTTGGAACTGATGGTGTAATTTTTAATCAGTTTCAAGATTATCAAAATCTTATAAATGATTATAGTACATCAAAGTTAAAAGCTATTGAACAGGCTTTTCAACATTCACCTAAATCTTTTACTAATACTAATGAAACAGGTACATCATTTGTAATAAATCCTGATGCTAAAACTCTTGAAGAAATAAGACAACAAGATCCAGGTGCTAATATAAGTGGACCTGGTTTTGCAGTAGTTGATGATGGTCAGGGTGGTACAATACAAATACCAATTAGACAAGAATTAAAATTTGGTAATGCAGCTTTACAAACTTATTTAGTTAATAATCCTGATGTTTTAAATTCAGTTTATAGTGATGTTGCTGATAAGTGGGATAAAGCAGCAAGTAGTTATCCAACACTATTAAATGATGTACAAGGTTATAACAATGTAAAAAAATTATTAGAAGGTAATAATAATACTACAGCAATAATAGGAGAAGCTGGTGATGCTTTAGCAGATCAATTTATTGCTGTAAATCAAATATTAAATACAACTAATCAAGATTGGAATAGATTTAGTCAAGATTATCAAATTCCTTTTATTTCAGAAACAGGTACACTTTTACCTAGAGATAAGTTTGTTGAAGAGTATATAGCAGCATCAAGAAGAAGAGGAAGACACATGAAAACTACAAGGGTATTTCAAGGTGGAGGAATGGATTTAAAAAACCCTCCACCTGGTACTACAGATGTGACTACAACTTTTGATATAGAAGAAGCAACTGAAGCAGCTAATGGAATTTATGACAGCCAACTTAATTTAGTGAATGCAGAATTAGAAGCTGTTGGTGATGGTAGAGGTGGTCAATATGCTATTAATTTACAAAATTTAGTTTCAGGTAGGGGTGATTATAAAGGAATAGGTTCATTTGATTATATGCAAGGTAATTTAATAAATGGCTCTTATAATAAGTATGGAGATATGGGGGAGAGAGATAGAATTATACTTAATGCTTCTGCTAACACACTTGCTTTATCAGATGCTGAAGTTAGTTTTTATTTTGGAGATTATAGAGATAGTAATTTTGAAGTTCCTGAAGAAAGTAATATTCAAGCAAAAAATTTACATAGAAAAATTCTTCAAGAAATTAATGCACCAAAAACTAAAACTGGTGATCCCTCTAAAGGTGCTGTTCCTAGAAATACTTTAAAGTTTAATTATTCATATGCTCCTATTGCAGAAATGGGTGATAAAACTGCTTATGTATTTACAATAGATCCTGATTATGCAAAGTCTTTAACACAAAGTACTGAAGGTAAAGGTGCTGGAATAAAAGATCAAAATTTTTTAAATACGTTTACATATACTATTTTAGTAAATAAAGATTCAGATGTTAATTCTTTTGGAGAAGGTTATGTTACAACACCTGAACAAATTATGATTAATAAAGGAGAAGAAATAACTGGTAGTAATCCTTTGTCAGGTAAATATACAATATATAAAGATTCTAATGGTAATATAAAAGCAAGAATTACATACTATGTTTATGATGATATGAATAATATAACTGAAGAAAGTGTAACAAGAGATGTAGTAGATTCTTCAGGTCAAATTGCTTTTGGTCAAGCTTTAACTAGTTATAGAAATCAGTTGGATAATTTATTTGATCAAAAAGCTATAGAGATAAGTTCTAAATTAACAACTAACCCTAATGCTGAAAAGTAATTATGGCAGAAAATTTAATAAATATTCCAGGTGAAGAAACTACTTCACAATCTCAGCCAATAAATACAAATGAAGTTACATTAAATAGTTTATTTGATGGTGATAATAGCATTAACTTTACTTCTGTATTTGATGATTTTGAATTTGCTACTTCTAATTTTGCTGTACCAGGTTCTGATTTAGATATATTACAGAATGTATATACGGATGCTATGGCTCCTTATAATAATTCTATTAATCAGTTTGATTTGACTGGTCCAGTTAATGCAACAAGTTCTGATCCTGGTGTAGCAGGTTTAACATATAATCCTGCAGAACAAGTTGAAGGTCTTAATAATAATTCTTTTACACAATTTCAAAAAGAACTTAATGCAATTAGCAATAATATATCTAATAATCCTAATGATAAACTTAAAAGTAATTTAACAGTTTCATTTGGAGAAAAGGTTTCAAACTTTGATAGATATTATAAACATCCAAATTTTGATGAATTAGGTTTTAATCCCTATATAAATAATGAAGATTATTATAATACAAACGCATCTGCATTTGATGAATTTCAAAGAATGGGTACTCAATATATGAAATTGTTTGGAAATGCATTTACATCTGGATATAGAGCTTTAGGAGATTTATTTAGTGGTAAAGAATATTTTGCAGGTGATCCTGAATTAGGTTATGCTTTTGAAGATGCTATGAGAATAGGTTCATCTCAAAAGGGTGGTATAGGTGGATTTACAAATAACTTTCTTCTTAATAGTGCCTATACTATGGGTATTATAAGTAATATTGCTATGGAAGAAGTTATACTAGCTGGTGTAACTGCACTTAGTGGTACTACTGCTGCTCCCTTAGCTATAGCAAGAACAGGTTATAATATTAAAAGGTTAGCAGATATACCTAAAAGAATAAGAGACGGTTATACAATAACTAGAGGTATTAAAACATCAGCAAACTTTTTAAGAGATTTAAAAAATGTAGAAAGAGCTAGAGATGTATTTAATGCAGGTGGAAGATTTGTTGCATCAACAATAGCACCAGAAACTTTTGCATTAATTAAAAATTGGAAATCTGGTTTAGGTGTAGCAAAGAATGTAGGTAACTTAGCAAAAAATAATAAAGTGTTTGGTGCATTCTATAGAGATCTTAGAGCACTAAACTTAGCAGTAGCTGAAGGTAAATTAGAAGGTGGTTTAGTTCAAAATCAAGTTTATAATGATTTATATAATCAGTATGTTTCTAATACAGGTATGATACCTGATTCACAATCATTACAAAATATAAATACACAAGCTTACAAAGCAGGTTTTACAACAACTATGATTAATACACCTATTATTGCATTAAGTAATAGGTTAGTTATAGGTACAGCTTTAAAAGGTTTTCCTAAATCTTTAGGTAGATCAATAGATAGATATACTAAAGGTGTAGGTAGTCAAGTATTAAGAAATAAAAATGTAACTAAAAATGCATTTAGTGCTAATAAAGGATTAGCTCCAAAAAGATTTTATAATCTTGGAGCCAAGGGTGGAGCAAAAGCATTTGGTGCAGGTTTATTAAATTATACATCTGCTAATATTGCAGAAGGTTTACAAGAAGTTTTTCAAGAAGCAACTGCAGTAGGTGTTGAACAATATTATAAAAATATATTTAATGATCCATCATTAGCAGGAAGAGAAGAAATAGCTGCTGCAGTACGTGAAGGTGTTAATTCACAATTATCAGGACAAGGTGTAGAAACATTTTTATCTGGTTTCTTTATGGCAGGTCCTGTGCAAGTTGCACAAAAAGGTTTATTTCAAGGTTTACCTAATTTGTATAAAAAATATACAGATCCAAAAGCATATCAAGAATATAAAGATAAAAAAGAAAAGTATGTAGATTTACTTGTAGAGTCAGCTAATAAAGTTAATAATGATCCATTTAAATATTTTGGTAGTGAAGCTTTTAATTTAACAGAACAAAAAAGATTTAATACTGATTTAAATATTGCAGGACTTAACGGTGATCCTTTAGCATTTTATGATACAAAAGATGCATCTTTATTTAGAGATATAAATAGAGTTGTTGGTAGTGGTAAATTATTTGAGTTAAAAGATCAAATAGAAGATAATTTAAAACTAGAAGATTCTGAACTTGTAGAAGCTTATAGAGATGTAGCTGGTATTAGTAATCCTGTAAAAATAAGAACAGAGCTATCTGATATTATTAAAAGAATGGATCAAATAGAAGCATCACATACTTATGTAAATGATAAATTTATAAATCCTTATGATGCTACTAAGTTTACTCCAGGCACAAGAGAATACAATAAAGAGGCAATAAATGAGATTGCATTTAATGAAGCTAAAAATTTAGCTATCTTCACTAAAGATTCTTTTGAACGTGCTTTAGAAAGAATAAATTCTATTTATACTAGACTGTCACAAGATCCTATAGTATCTAAAATGTCTGCTAAAGATTTAGATGTATTATTAAACAAAAAAGAATTAATTCAAGAAATAGAACTCTTACAGGATGAAATAGATACTTTAGATGATACTTCAGCTGAAGGTAAACGTATAAAAGAAGATAAACAAAATAGACTTAAGTTTCTTAATAATTATTTTAATGTATTAAATGATCCATCTAATCAAACAAAAGAAGGTAGATTTAATAGATCTAAAATAAACAAACTGCAAAAACCTGTAAAAGAATATTTACAACATATTGCAGATACACAAGATGATATATTAAATATTGCAAAACAAGATTTTAATGATTTATTAAAAGATATTGTAGATCATAAGACATTAAATGGTAGACAAGAAGATTATATAAAGGCATTTGATATTCTTATGAATCCTGAAAATATGATCTTAGCTAGTGATAGATTAGCAACAGTATTTGCAAAAATATTTAATCAAAGAAAAGAAACTACAGAAAGAGCTTTAAAGAAATATATAAACTTAACAGAAAAAAATGAATTAATAAATGCATTAGCAAATATAGGTTTATATATAGAAGAAGAGCAGCTGATAGAATTTTTTGAAAATGATATAGAGCCTACATTATTCTTTACTAAAGATGGCCCACTAAATTCTTTTACTGATAAAAAACTATTTGATCAAAAAGAAGATTTATTTAAAAATTATAGAAGATTATTATCAATAGAGTCTGATGAAGATAGACATATTGTAATACAACAAGCTGATGGTAGATTTGCTGTTGTTAGTCCTGAAGGTATTGTAATAGCTATAGCACCAACAGAATTAGAAGCTCAAGAGGCAGCAATAAATTTTGATAAAGCTATTGAAGCAGCAGAAGAAAAAACAGATGAGTTAAATGTTGATGTTGATAACATAACTGAATCTCCTCAAGATATAGACTTTAATGAAGCTGCTGTTGAAAATTCAGAAAGATTTGAAGAAGCTAATACTGAAGCATTAAGAAAAAAGTATGCCAAGCTTGTTAAACAAAAAACAAAAGAGGGAGCACCAATACCTAAAGCACAAGATTGGCAGAATAGTACAGAAGCAGTAAGAATTAAAAAAGCTAACTTTGAATTACTACAATTATATCAAAATGAAGTTGCAGAAGAAGATCAACCTAATGTTGGATTACGTGCATGGGTTGCAGCTAATGAAAGAAATCCAGGAGTAGATGATATATTAAGTAAGTACAATTTAAAAATTAATGATGTTAGTGGTAAGAAAGCTACACCAAAACAAAAAAGAGTTGGTGCAACATCTGAAGTTTTAAATCCTAATGATAAGTCTGGTGTCTTTGTTGTAAAGAATGCTGTCACAAATCAAATTACACAAACAGTAGAAAATATATATACAATAGAAGATGTTGATGGTAATAACCTTTCTCTTACATATAAGAAAGAAGCACCATCAAGATTAGAAGAAGTATATTCTACTGAAGGAGCTGCTAATAAAGCAAAAGATTATATTGTTAAAAAGCTATTACCAGATGAAACCCCTTTTCCATTTGATGGTGTTGATTTAAATTATGGTGCTGTTATAGAAAGTGTAGATAACGGTCAACAATATGTTGTGATGTCTAAACCTAAAACGGTAGATAAATATAATAATATATATGTACGTGAGATAGAGCAACCAGATGGAGATAATTTAATAATTGAAGAAGTTGGATTTACAGATAAATATAAAAGAATAGATGATTTTGAAATAGATCCTACAGCTCCTATATCTAAATTATTACCTACAGATACTGTTAAAATATATCCTAGAGTAGAAGAAGGTGAAACATATAATGATGCATTTCTTAGATTAAGTAATTTTATAAATAATTTAACAGAGTCATCTAGAAAACAAATAACTTTTACAGTTAGAAAAAATCCAGACTTTAGACAAGTTCAAGAAGAACAATTAAAAGATTTAGATTCTTTTCAAAAAGGAGAATATATAGAAAATCCTTTATTGAAAAAAACAGGTGAACCTGTTACAATAGAGGTAACATTAGGTGATACAATACTTGGTTATTTAAGTCAACCAACTACTTTAACTCCTATAGATAATAATGGTAAGCAAGTAAATATATTATCTTTAAATGAAAATGAATTATTTAAATACTATACTAAGTATGATAGTTTATCAAAAGCTGATTCTGCAGATTTAATTAGAAAAAATTATGCAACAAGTTTATTTGTATCTGATACATTTACAAAAATTTTAGGTGATAGTGCTGAAGTAGAAACAACTGTAGAACAGTTAGAAGAAATGGGTATCAATTTAATTAATACACCAGGTCAATATGCTTACAGTAAAAATGGTGTTACATTTGATGAGTTAGAACATAATACAATAGATGGTAATTATTACATACTTGATTATAAAAGCAACTGGAGTTCTGGTCAACAGAATAAAGTTTTAGCTAATATAATTACAGATATGGATAAGTCATCTGCAGAATATGAAAGCTTACAAGATCAAGTAGATGAATTTTTAGCAACTCAATCTGCTGGTACTAATCCTAATAGTTTAAAAAATAAAGGTAGATATAAAGCAATTGTAAAATTACCTAATGAGACAGTTAGTATTATAGAATTAACTCCTGCTAAGATGTCATTAACACAAGCTAATGAGTTAGCAGGAAGTATAATAGATAGAATACAAGAGACTAGAGAAAATAATAGAACTGAAGTAGAAGATCAAGATGTACCAACTATTAATGATGTTACTTATAATAATGATTTCAATGCTGGAATTAGTGATAATTTATATTTAGCATCTAAAATAGGTTCTACATTAACAATACAGGTTGCACCATCTGGAGATTTTCAAATTCAATATTTAGATAGAACTAGAAAGTCTGGTAAAGATATATTCAAAAGAACTATAAATGTTGGAGGTCAACAAGAAAATATACTAGAACAACTTAAAGATGCTAGTAATATAGATAAGTTAGTAGCATTAATAAACTCTAGTATTGCAGTATATAATGGACCACAACAAAATAATAAAACAAGAATATTAGATGCAGATGGTAAAGAATTAAAAGTTACATTAGATGATTTTCGTGTAACAATACCTAAGTCTATTGTTAGTAGTGATGTTCTTGAGCAGTTAGGTCAGGCACAAACAAAGGTTGAGTCTAGAATTAGAAAGAATGCAAGTTTACAAGTATCTACAAATTCAAACAATTTAATACCTTATTTAGAAATCCCTAATGTAAGTGTAGTAGAAACTCCTAAAATAGCAGAACCTAAAGTAGAAAAGAAAAAAGATGATGGTGATTTAGGTGAACTTCAAGAACTTATAGATACAGATTTATCAGATATTTCTGATGATGATTTTGAATCATATTTAGAAAATGATTTTACAAATGTACCTACTGATGTTATTGAAAAAATTGCATTTGAAGTATCACAAGGTAATGATATTACTACAAGAATGGCTGAGGTTGTTGAAAATAGACAAGAAGATTTTGTTGCCATTCTTAATAATATTCAAGGAGAACAAGATAAAAAGACACCTATAAAACCTCAAAAGTCTGCAGAACAAAGTAGAGTACAAAAACTTAATGATTTACGTCTTGAATTAAATAAACAGTTTGATAGTGTAGCAAAAGCTGAAAAAGCTAGATTAATTGAAGAAGGTAAAAGTCTTGCTGAAGCAAATAAAGAATCTGTGAAGATTGCTAAACTATCTGTTCAACCTATAGAAGAAGAGATTAAAAAATTACAAAGTAGCAGTGGTGCTTTAAAAACAATACCATACAAAGTATTAGATGATTATGGTTATCAAGACATAGAAGATTTACAAGAGTTTATTAAATGGACAAAAGAAAACTTACCAGACTTTATTTCAGTTGATGATATAAATCAATTACAACTTAAACTTTATAATAATAGTGTTACTGTTGGACAATTTACTTTATCATTAAAAGATATATCATCTGGTATAGAAGGTGTTGAAGGTGTGATTTTTACTGGTGAAAATTTACCATTTAAATATCATGAAGCTTTTCATGGTGTATTTAGAACATTATTATCTGATCAAGAAATAAACAAGTTTTTAAATATTGCAAGAAAAGAAGTAAGAGCTAAACTTAGATCTGAAGGTAAAACATTAGCACAAGCACTAAAAGAATTAAGAGCTTCTAGTGCTGTGTATAATAATATGTCTAAGGAAGAACTTACAGAAAGATTATATGAAGAATATTTAGCTGATAAGTTTCAAGAGTTTAAAGTAAATAATCCTTCTACAGTTGACACATCTTCTGAAGTTAAAAGTTTATTTACTAGAATTATAGAAATAATCAAGAACATTTTTAAAAGATTTACACAGTCTGATTTAGAAAGTTTATTTAGAAATATAAATTCTGGTAAGTATAGAAGATCAACAGTTGTTGGTAATAGATTTACAAATGCTACATTAAATGGTGCTACAATAGATGCTCCAGCAACTATACTATTAGATACTAAAACTGTAGAAAAGAAAACAAAAGAAGGAGATGTTGTAGAAGTTACTATTCCTCAGTTTATGCCTTTAGAAGATCAGAATAGAGCTATAGGTGCAATTATAAATATATATAGAACTAAGCTTAAAACTGCAGATAAAACTGCTAATCCTAATATAGTTTTAGAAGATGCAGTATTTGAATATGCAGAAATGCTTAATCCCGAAAGATCTTTTTATTTAAATGAAGAACAAGTTAATCAAATAAAAAATGAAGCTAGTCAAGAGATAATAGAAACTGCAGCACCTATAGATTATTTAACTATTCAACCTACATTAGAATTATACTATAGAGGATTAAGATTACATTCTGATCAAGTGGTTGAGG